CTAGACCCACAGGGGGCATTCGAGCCGCAGCTCCTCGCGGGTCTTGACTACCCGCAGGTCCTGGGGGTGCCTGGCAGTCCTGGTGGCCCCTCCGCCGGCATAGAAGGGCCGAAGGATGGCGACTTCGCCGCGTCGGTCGGTGTAGATCCACGAGCCGGGCTCGGGCCCGTCGCGGACGAGGTCGCCGATCCTCGCACGCACCGCAAGGGCCCGGGATCGGTAGGTGGTCATCGGCGCCCCGCGGGCATGTCCGGTGAGATGGGGCGGGCGGGCTGGAGTTCCTCGACCGCTGCGGTCCACTCTCGACCCGAGGAGTCAAGCGGTCGCATGTGTGCAACCGTCCTGATCAACGCGTTGTTGATCTTAGCCCGGTGCTGTAAGACCAAGCCGACGGTGCCTTCGCGGCCGGTTTCCGGATGAACGACTTCGCGACCGAGGAGCCGATGGCTGGTTACCTCCACCACCCGGTGATCGCGTTCCCACATCACCCATCAGCTCCGTCATCGGAGTGTCCGTGCAGAATCGCGTTGGTGGCGAGGTGAGCCACGATGATCCGCCTCGTCCGCGAGGGCGGGCGGAGGCCGGCATTGCGGACGGAGGGCGACGTCATGCATCTGCCCTCGTGACTTCGACGGCGCTCGGGGCGTCCTTGTCGGGCTCGTCGAGGTAGTTGGCGAACTTGGCGATGCTGGCGAGCCAGGCCCGGAACTCGGCCTGATCTCCCTGTGTACTCGCGATGTGCGTGATGGCGGGCGCGATGACACCCTCGACGCTGTTCTCTCGGAGCAGCCTCGACGCCTCGAACCATCCGGGCCGCTCGCGCCGGGAGCGGGCTCTCGGGGCGGTGTCGATGATGACGGCGCCGTCGGGGACGACGAAGTCGCGGGCTTCGGCGAACGCTCGGAGGCTTGCCGTCACCCTGGTGGTGTCCGCGCTGTTGGGCAGGTTGGCGTAGAGGAGCACGCGCGTGCGGTCGGGAAACCCGCTCGCGGCGTCAGCGATGTTGCGTCGGCGCTGTTGGCTCGCGGTGGTCCGTCTCATGAGTCAACCGTGTCGCAACCCGACCAGCTCTGGAAGTAACACCTCGTATCACTAACGGAAGTTGCAAAGCCCCCAGTGACACAAGCCGTATCACCAGGGGCAGTTGCGTGCAGAAAGTGCTACGCGGCGTATCACTGTGCCGAGTTGGGTGCAGGCATATGCCAGTCTACAGAGCCGTCTTGAGGGTGGCGGGCGCGTATCCGTCGGCGGCGACGGCCGGCACGCCGATGAGTTCGGAGACTCGACGAAGGCGAGCGGTGGAGGCGCTACCGATCTTCTGGACGATCACGCCCGGCAGCGCCTGGTGTCGGGACCACTGCGGCGCGTCGTGGAGGACGCCCTCCAGCGTGTCGAGGGCCTTGTCGTAGAGCTTGGCGTCCGCCTGGGCCATCGCCACGTCGAGCTGATACCGGTTGCGGGCCGCATCTGCCAGGCCCTCCAGGTGGACGGGCTTCACCGACTCGATCAGCTTGAGCGCCTTCCCCGGCTTGCCGATGGTGACGTTGATGCCGACCGCCTGGGTCGTCGCGGTGTGCGGGCCGAACCGGGCACCGTGGAAGTCGCGTTCACGCCCGAGGCGGGCTCCCACCGCGTGGAGGCGGGAGAGGTAGTCACCCGTGCGCTCGGTGTCCTCCAGGCGGGCGGCTGTGACAGCGCAGTGGTTCAGCAGGTTGCCGTAGACGGTGAGCCGCTCGGGGCTCTGATCCGAGTAGCGGGGCTCGATCTCGTCGGCGGCTGAGGCCGCGACCTCCATCGAGCGCTGAAGCCGTCCATCACGGAGGTAGACCCAGGACCGGGCGGAGTCGACCCGGGCGGTCCGCAGCGAATCACCCGCCGCCAGCGCGGCGTTGCGCGCGTGGCCGATCGAAGAGTAGGCCAAGTCCCGAGCGCCGAAGAGGTTGGCCACACATGCAGCGATCTGATAGCCGTCCGAGAGGTACCCGAGGACCGGGTGAGCGGCATCCCCGTCGAGGGTCTGTGCGGTGATCGCCGCATCGCGAAGCAGCGGGCCCAGGATGGCGCCAAGCTCCTGGTAGTCACCGGCCCAGTAGAGCGTCCAGGCCCTCTCCGTCGCGCGCGACAGCTCGTCGACCAGCACCGGGTCGCAGTCCGCGGGGAGGAATCCCGCCGCAGTGTCGTGGACGCTGGACGAGATGTGGCGCAGCGTCGCTCGGTCGTCGTGCCCCATGGAGCGCCGAGGGGCCTGCTGGCCGAGGATGACGCTGGTGTCGACGCTGAGCGCGTTGGCGATCTTGAGCAGTGTCGGGAGAGAAAGACGACGGTTCTGCTCGGCGGCCCGGATCGTAGGGAGGGCCAGGCCAGTCTTGTTCGCGAGCTGTTCTTGCGACATCCCTTTGCCGCGCAGGATCTTGATCCGCTCGCCGTTGCTGTAGTCACTCCATTGGGGCATTCCCGACTCCAAGTCCGTTCAAGAACACGCGCCTGTATTTGAACGGTACCCGGATGAGAGAGGTACGCGTGCAGCCAAGTCCCCAGCCGTTACGGGCAGGCTGGGGCCTTGGCTTCCTTGTTCGAAATCCTCATGGGCCGTCAGTCAGCGCCGACGAGGCTCTCGTATCCGTCCACGTAGTCAACGCCGTTGAGCCAGGCCGCGAGCTTGCCGACGCCGCGTTCGAGCCGGTAGCGCACCGCGCGGTCCGTGATGGCGTCGCGGGCGGCGATCAGTTTGTCTGGCCAGTCCAGGGCGTATCGCAGGAACAGGGCCCGGCGCTCCCCCAGCGAGAGGTCGCAGGTGACCCACGCCTGCCGGATGTCGGCGAGGTGGGCAAAGAGCATGCCGGCCGTTCGGGGGTCGACGGTTCCCTTGGGCATGTCGGCATCCGGGGCCTGCGGATTGCGGATGCCGTACGCGGTCTCGGCATCCCACACCGCAGGGAGAAGGTGCTCGACGAGGCGTCGATCGTACGCACTCACGGGCCACCCCCGTCCGAGCGGTCACGACTGGCCTCGTACGAGAGGTGGGCCGTACGACGCTTCGCTTCGGTCAGCCAGCGGTCCCGGAGGCGCTGCGACAACCAGCGATGCAGCAGGCCGGGCCCGGCGTCGGCCAGAATGCGGCGTACCTGGGAGGCGCGTTCGGCCGCGACCATGATCGCCTCCTGGCGGGCGTCCTCGTACTCCAGCGTCAGGCCGTAGTCGCGGGCGAAGGCTCGGGCGACCGCGTCGGCGACGCTGCCGACCTGCGGCTCGGCGAGGACGGACCAGTCGACGGCCGGAGCGGCTTCGGCTGATTCGAGGTCGGCGAGATGCAGGTTCATCGGACCACTTCCTTCACGGGCACCTGGCCGTCGCGGGTCACGGCGACGATCAGGCCGGGGGCCCCGGTGGTGCCCTTGGCGTGTCGCCACCACGTCGACTCGCTCTCCATGGCCGGAGGCTGGAGGAACGTCCTGGGGCCGTCGGTGTCCACGAACTCGTGGTGCAGGTGGCCGGCCAGGAGGATGTCCGCCTGGTGCATGGCGGACTGTTTGTTGAAGGCTTGCGCCCGCCACCACTCCCAGTGCTTTCCAGGACGCCACTGGTGCCCGTGGGCGTGGGCCACGACGCTGCCGGAGCAGTTCACGACGACGGTGAGCTCGTCGGTGTCTGGGACGAAGCACTCGACGTGCCCGTACAGCTCCGGATTCAGCTCCAGGGCGTCGCGAACGGAGATCAGGGCCTCGGTGTCGTGGGAGTCGTCGTAGCGGGTCACGCCCCGCCCGGCGAAGCGCACGGCCTCACCGTGGTTGCCCGGTACGGCCGCCATGGTCACACGCTCCGCGAGGGGGGCCATGGTCATCGCGGCGTGCAGCATCACGCGGCGGGTGAGGCGGACCTGCTCGGTGAGGGTGAGTTGCGTCCTCCAGGCGTTCGCACCGCCCTGGGACTGGAACCCTTCGACGTGGTCGCCGAGCCAGCCCAGATGGACGTGGCCGATGGGGAATCGCCTGCGGTACACCTCCAGGAGATCGGCGGCCTGGTTCAGGCAGTCGATCGTGCGCTGAAGGGTGCCGGCCGGGCCGTCGCCGTCGAGCTTGCCGAACTGCATGTCGCCGAGAGCGACCACGAAGGTGTGGTCCCCCTGGGGCAGGCCGCCTGCCGGCCACCGCGGCTCGTACGTCTCGACGGCCTGGAGCAGCTCGCTGATGTCAAGGGCGCCCCGCTGTGCGTTCGCATTGCGGGTGAATGAGAAGCGGGTGCTGAGGCCGGTCGAGCCGTTCGGCATGGTCCACTCCGAGGAACGGAACCCCTTCACCTCCCACTCGGCAGGGTCGAGGCCCTGCGCCTTCAGGCAGGCCGCCGCGCTGCCCTGGGGGTCCATCTCGGCGGGGCCTCGTACGGTCACCTCGGCTGCATCGCCGTTCACCTCGATCTGGCGGGTGAAGTCGCGATCGGGGTCGGTCTGGCGGGCCGGTATGGACGGGCCCACGGGCTTCGACAGGAGTTCGTCAAGCAGGTCGCTCAAGAGCGGTCTTCTTCTTCCTGGCGCAGTCGGCGCCGGTACGTGCGGATGGTGGAGGCGGACACGTGGTGTCCGTAGCGGGAGAGAATCCAGACGAGGTCCTCGGCGGCCGTTCCCCCAAGGAGGTGCCTGCCGAAGTGCTCGCGCTCGGCGGGGGCCAGGGCTGTCCAGATGCCGAGGAGGCGCGGCCCGGGAGTCCCGGGCAGGCTCGTCACACCGCCTCCCGGTCGATGTCCTCCACAGCTGCGACCGTGAGGGCTGCCAGGCGGACAAGGCCGGCGCGAGCGTTCATCGGCTCGGCCTCGGCGAGGGCTCCGTACAGGGCCGCCAGAAGGGATGCGTCCCAGCCGGGCGTCTCGGCGTGCCGACGGCTCATCTCGATCGAACGCCATCGGTTCGCCTCGCCCTGGTGATGGATGAGGCCCTTCGCTGGTCGCTGCCCGCCCGCCAAGGGCATCGGGTCGTCGGCGATCGCCTTCCGGGCGGCCTTCACCTCGGCGAGGATGGCCGTCGCCGGGTCAGGCTTTCGGGTCGGCGGCCTCTTCGTCGTCTTCGTCGTGTCAGTCACTACGTCTTGCTCTCTTCGGTACTCAGGAGGCGAGCCGGTAGGCGTGCGGGTCATGGGCGGCGGAGGGAACGAGGTCGAGCAGGGCTTCGGCGCCTTCGGCCATGTACGTCTCGGTCACGTCACCGTCGCGTAGGCGGACGCCTTGGGCAGTGCGCAGGGATCGACTGACGCGGGTGATCAGCTCCGCCCCGGCCTCGTCCGGGTCGCCCCACACCCACACCCGCGAGAACCCGGCAAGCATCCGGCGGTGGCGCGGGCGCCACAGGGCCGCTCCGGGGACGGCCACTGCGTGAAGGCCGATCCGGCGCAGGGTGATGGCGTCGAGCTCGCCCTCGGTCACGTGGATCTCGTCGCCCGCTGTGTGAATCGCGTCTACCCCGTACAGCCGTGGCGGGTCGTCCTTGAGCGAGTGGTACTTGCCGTGCCCGAGGTCCCGGTGGTTGTGCTCTTCGAGGCACCGGAACCGCATCGTCAGGACGCGTCCGTCGTGTCCGATGTACGGGATCGCGAGCCGTCCAGCCTGGCGCTCGTGGCCGGGGAGGGGGTCAGTTACGACGCCAAGCCGGTACGTAGCCGCCTCGGCCGGGGTGATTCCGCGACCGAGAAGGTACTGAGCGGCGTGCCCCGTAAGCGCTGCCTGATAGGTGGTGGTCGCCTCCTCCAGCGTCGCCCGTTGCGAGGCAGAGAGAGGCCGCAAGGGCTCGTGCTCCGGCAAAGTCGGTCTTCTCCTTCTTCATGATCAGCGTGTAGCTGTCGCCTCCCTCGCCGCACGAGTGGCACTTCCACAGTCCGCGGTCGAGGTGGTACGAGAACGACGGCGTGTTGTCGTCGTGGAGAGGGCACGGGGCCATGCCCGTCGTGCGCTCGGGGTTGAAGTCGACTTCGAGGTGTTCGAGGACGGCCGCGAGAGTGGGCTTCTCGCGCCCCTGGTCCTCGGAGTAGCGCATGCGACGGAGGTTCACGGGAGCATCCACTTGTCGAGGTCGTGCATGGGGATCTCGTAGATCTCCTCGATCTCCATGAGGAGCTGCGCGTCGAACTCGTAGTCGCTCAGGCAGTCGAGGAACGCCTCGTAGCCGCAGATTTCCTCGGCCGGCATCACGCGATGCGCTCCCCCCGAAAACAGCGGGCGTGCGGGTCGTAGCCGAGTTCGCCAAGCCCTTGCGGCTCCGTGAACTCCTGCATCAGGTCACCGAGTTCGCGGCTGAGGCGCTCGTGCTCCTCCATCTCTTCGAACTGCCTCACGGGGCAGCCTCCGGGGGCAGGTCGAAGAACTCCTCGACCGTGGTGAGCACGTACGCCTGCCGCCAGCTCGCGCCGCGCCTGCGGACGATGACCGCCACGTCCACCTCGCGCGGATCAAGGCCACGGTGTGCGGCGTAGTTGTCCCGCTCGCGGAGGGCTTCCTTGATGAAAGCGCCGGGTTCGAACTTGGCGTTCTTCGTCTCGGTGATCAGGAAGGGGCGGTGCCGTACGGGCCGTCGGCGAATCACGTGGTCGCCCTCGTCCTCGACGCCGGTCAGCCGCAGCCGCTCGATGTCGAACCCGGCCTGGCGGAGCTTGTCACGGAGCTCGGCTTCCCAGCGCGCCCCGGCCCGCTTGTTCCTGCGGTTCCGCGCCGCAACGTCGTTCAACTCTTACAATCCTTACTGCTTCAGGGCGTCGAGCGGCGACCATTGCCGTGGCGCGGCCTGGGGTAGCGGGGCGACGCGGGGTTCGACTTTGGTGAACCGGGTGTACTCGGGATGGCAGCGCAGGGTCGCGTACCGCTTCGCGGTCGGATCGCAGGGGCCCATCCTTTGCTTGATCACCGCGATCTTGAACTCCATGGATGTGGGGTCCAGCGCGACGGACAGCGACAGTTCCGGCTTCTCTGACAGTCCGCCCTTGACCTGGTCGCGGGACGGCGGGGCCCAGGGGTCCGACTTGGCCTCCCAGCTCTTGTCGGAGGCATGGTGGAGGACGATCACCGTTGCGCCGGTCGCGCGGGCCAGCTCGGTCACGCCGGACATCACTGCCATCTGCTCGGTGTAGTCACTCTCTGCGCCATCGAAGTCCATCAAGTTGTCCATGACGATCACGGCGGGGTAGGCGTCCCACAGCTCGACGTACGCCTCCAGCTCCTCGTCGACCGCTCGCCATGTGATCGGGCTGCCGAAGGAGAAGGTGATCCGGGAGTCCCGCAGAGCATTCAGGTACGTCTCGCGGTACCGGCCGCCAGCGGCCATTCCGGCTTCGACCATCTCTGTCGTGTCGCCCGTTGCCATCGACGCGAGTCGCGAGGAGGCGGTGAAGGCGCTCATGTCCGCCGAGAAGTAGAGGGTGGGCAAGTTCATCTGGGCGACCCAGAACAGGGCGAGCCCGCTCTTCTGGGTGCCGGACCGCCCGGCGATCATCACGACTTCGCCGTGACGTGGCCGGCAGCCGAGGTGGTAGAGCGACTCGAAGGCGTCAACCCGAGGCAGCTCCTTGCCGGATTCGGCGTGCAGGGTCAGGGACCGTGTGGGGGTAAGCAAGCGTGGGTCTCTCCTCATCACCCGCCAGGCGGGGGCGACCATCACGGCCGCCCCCGTCAAGCGGAGGCCGGGCGCGGATCAGTCGAAGGACGGGGCGGCTGCCACGGCGGCATCGACTGCCGCGTCACGCTGGTCGGCGTAGGCGATGACCTTGTTGCGGATGCCCATGTCCGTGACCTGCTTCCACACCCAGGCCGGGTGGGCGCCGGGCTTGGTCGCCGGGACCTGGGTGACGGTGACGAGGACGGCGTCACCCACGAGGGTCGCCAGATCGCGGGCGAGGACGGTCTGTTCGATGCGCTGCCCCTTCGAGACCTCGGGCGCGAGCCGCTCAAGCTGCTCCGGGGACTTGAAGGTGGTCACATCGGCCAGGATGCTGTCCTTGGGACCGTTGGGCGTGGGCCTCTGGCGCTCGAAGTCCTTGACCTCGATGAGGATGGCCACGGCGTCGGCGGCCTCCTTCGGCTTGAACCATCCGCCGTTGGCGGTAGGGATGTCCTTGAGGTTCAGCGGCACTACTGGTCTCCACTCTGTCGGTGAACGGGGTACGGGGTACGGCGGACTGGGACTCGCCCCTTCAGGGAGCCCGCGGCTATGGCTACGGCGACGGCCGCGCCGAGAAGGCGGGTCTTCATCACGAACCTGCCAGGGCCCGGCCTCGCGCCTTCCAGGCGTCCATGACGGCCGTATCGGAGAAGGCGTTCTGGTTGGTGGCCCACAGGCGGCGAAGGTCGTCGACGGTCGCGCAGGCAGCGATCTGTTCCAGGAGCGGATTGGCCGTGGGCTGGGACTCGACCGGAGGCGCATCGCCCTGGCCGGCCTGCTGCTCGCCGTGCGGGACGACGCGTGCGCCGGGAAGTCCTCGCATGACTGCGGAGGTGCCCTGGGCGATCTGGCCGGCCTCCGCGACGAGTTCATGCAGAGTCAGGTTAGATACACTCTTACGTTCGAACCCGAAGCAAGAGGCGATGTCCTCATGAACCTCGACGGCCGCCCCCCGAAAGGAGAGCTGCGGGTCGTCGGATGCTGCACCGCAGGTGATGGTGACGGTGACGGATCGGCCTTCGCCGGTCACTGGTGAACCCCTTCTTTCGTGCGATGGGCGTGACACCCACCGGCTCAGTAACACTATATCAATCGTTCCGGCCGAACGGAACCAGGGCGCCCTTGGTCGCCCTCGCGCGGCGGATGTCCAGGCACAGTCGAGCGGCCTCCCACCCGACGCGGAGGTCTGCCCAGTAGAGGGTGCAGCGGGCCTCGCCCGCAGGCAGGTGGATGATCACGCCCCACTTCCGGTTCACGCCGGGGATTGCGGAGTACGCGGTCGCCGCGAGGTCGGCCGGCACCTCCCGCCGCTTCCACGCCGCCAGCTCCTTGGCGTCACCAGCGTTCACGGGGAAGGCCGTGTGGTCGTAGAGCTCGCCTCGGCTGTAGACGGCGAGCTGGGAGGCCATCTTGAGGCCGCCGTACTGCACCGACCCGGTCTTCAGGTCCCCGATCAGCAGGCCCTCGAACGGGCGCCCGTCGGGGCCGGGGCCGGCATAACGCAACAGCCGGTCGAAGGTCCCTCCGACGCCCAACTCATCGACCACGACGAACCGCTCCATCTCCACCACCTCGAAGCGGGCCGTGGCGGCTTCGTACGCCGCCATGTCCGCCACGTCCGAAGCGCTCGTGCCCGGCGGCAGCTCTCGTCTCTGGTCCACGCGTTCGGACAAGCTGTGCAGGTGGGTACCGCGCTCTCGCTTGACGTTGGCCCCGGCGGCGGTAACCGCCCGCTCGGCGAGCTGGTCGAGGATCGGCTTGTCCTCGGGCGATTGGGGGTTCAAGTATTTCAGCTGGTCCAGCAGGGACGGCTCGCGGGCTGCGCCGAGAAGCGTCATGCGCTTCCCCCAGGCGGTCAGCGCGCTCTTGTCCTCGATGGCGTCTACGAACGTCGTGGTGCGGGTCAGCCCTCGCGGCTTGCCGCCGCCCTTCGGGACGACGAGCGGACGCCCCCAGCGATCCCGGGGGACTGTCAGGCATCGCGCGGGCAGATCGACGAGGTTGATAGGCAAGCGTAGACCTCCGAGGTTGATAGGCAAACAGGGCTCCATCGGTCAGGCAACGGACTGAAGGTAGAGACGGACCGAGTCGTCGGCCAAGAGAACGGGAACGCAGGCGTCCTGGTCCAACAGGTCCAGGCCACGGCTTCGGGCGGCTGCGAGGATGCGCCGCAGGTGGCCGGGCGTGTGGTCGGGAGCCACGGTGATGTGGTAGTCCCAGGCCCCGTGGTCCACGTGGAGGGTGACCCCGGGCAGGGAGACGAGCTCGACCGTCTTGATCGCCTCGTCTTCGATGGCCAGATGCAGGCCGGTGGCCATGCGCCAGCTCCCCTCTCCCCGTGACCGGCATCCCTCGTGCCGGTCGATCGAACTTGCGTACGAACACTGCCAGGATCTTGCCTGGTGGGCACCATCAGGTCAACCCTTTCAAACCGTATCCGGAGTCACAGGCTCCATGGCGGCTGATTTCACCTCGCGAAATGACCTCAGGGTTGCCCTGATCTGCGGTTCTCGAAGAAACCTTCATAATCATTTCGCGAGGTGAAAAGAGGTGCGGAGGGGCGTCCTGGGCGACCTAAGGTTGTTCACCTCAGCATCCACACGAGGAATGATCATGCGCGCGATTGTGATATCCAGACCAGGCGGACCGGAGGTGCTTCAGGTCCAGGAAGTGCCGGAGCCTGCCCCGATGGCCGGACATCATGTGGTGAAGGTCTCACGGGCTGGGGTGAATTACGCAGACGTTCATCTCCGGGAGAACGGCTACCTGGCGCCGGTCGAGTTCCCCGTCACGCCCGGCAATGAAGTCATGGGAACTCTCCCTGACGGACGCAGAGTTGTAGCCCTGAGCCGCGGTGGCGGATATGCCGAACAGGCCCTGGTGCACCGGGCGGTGACGTGGGAGGTGCCGGACGAGGTCGGCAATGAGCAGGCTGTCGCCCTCGCCCTCCAGGGAAACTCCGCCTGGCACCTCCTGCACACGGTGCTCCAGCTCGGCAAGGGCGACTCGATCCTCATCCCTGCGGCAGCGGGCGGAGTCGGCTCGCTGGCCGTGCAACTCGCGAAGGCCGCGGGCGCCCGCGTGATCGCCATGGTCGGCAGCCCGGAGAAGGCGGACCTCGTCCGCGGCCTTGGCGCTGACGCCGTCCTCGACTCCTCCACCCACCAGGACCTGACCGCCCGCATCCTCGACGCCGCCGAGGGTCCCATCACTCACGCGCTGGAGATGACCGGTGGCGAGGTGTTCGACGCCACGCTCGCCGCACTCGCGCCCAGGGGGCGCATGGCCGTCTATGGTTGCGTCTCGGGCGACCGGCGCGAAGTCCCCGTCGCCCAGCTCATGGAGGCGTCCAAGACTGTCTCCGGCTTCTGGCTCCCGACGCTCTACGGCGTCCGCTACGCACTGCGTGACTCTATGAAGGCGCTATTCGAGGCCACCGTTCGCGGTGATCTTCGCCCGGTCATCGGTCCGTGCTACGCGTTGAGCAATGCGGCACAGGCCCATGCGGATCTTGAAAGCCGCAAGACCACAGGCAAGGTAATGATCAAGATAACTCGGTAGTAACCTCTCTGTTCGGTCCGCCTGCGGGGAGCATGCGGAGCCGGCACATTCGGGTTCCTGCTGCGCTGCGGCCTGCGCGTGGCGGACGTACGGGGAAGTTATGAGCAAGGGAACAGCACACGGAAAGAAAGTCTTCCTGGTTCAGCGCGCATTCGCTGACCTTGAAGGCGACAGTCATGGTCCTACGGCAATCGCAAAAGAAACTGATCTTGATGCGGCCACCGTATACCGCATCCTCCAGGACGGGGTGGCGGACGGCACCTTCGTGCAGGTGACTGGAGGCCGGTATCGCCTGGGGCCGGGAGCCTTTCGCCTCTCTATGCAGGCCCTCTCCCAGTCGCCCGACCCGGAGGCGACGCAGGCCGTCCTGGACAAGCTGCAACGCGCGACGGGCGGTCTGGTCGCCTACTACGCCGTGGTCGGTGCCCGCCGCATCTGCACGGACTACGCGATCGGCGACTTCGACCCGCGCAGCATCGGCCTCGATCCCTTCGAACTGGTCAGGTACAGCCGGTCCCTGCGAACCGGGGCATCCGGCAGAGTGATCCTCGCCCACATGCCGCCGTCCATTCAAGAAAAGGTTCTCGCCGAGTCCGTCCCTGCGGGGGTCGGTCCGGGAGTGATCCGCGACAACGAGGAGCTCATCGAGTCCCTCAAGGACATCCGGACCAGGGGGGTTGCCATCGGCCGGCAGGAATGCATGGCGGGATGGGACTCGGTGGCGGCCCCCGTCATGTGGGAGGACACCATTCATGGCTCCCTGCTCCTGTGGATGCAGGTCGAAAAAATGCCGAAGGACCCGAGCCGACTCGTAGCCGCGACGATGACCGCCGCGGAAATGCTGAGCCGCCTGGCCTCGATGCCATGGGCGCCCCCGGGCGACGCTCCCGTGGCTGTGGCCTAAATACGCGCGAGCCGCTTCCTGCGTATCGAGGAAGCGGCTCGCGCGTGTTACTCCACTGCCAGGCAGGCCGGGCTACTTGGGCTTGGCGGTGCGGGTCGTCTTGCTGCGAAGCTGCGCCGGGTTGGTAGGCACCCGAATGAGATCGGTGTCGCGATCCTCTCGGGGGACCGCGAAGAATCCATCCTCGGTCTCAGCGTCGTAGTAGATGACGAGGCTGTTCTGCTTGAGCCACTCCTTCCAGCTTTCCAGCTTGGCGGCTTCCTCGTCGCTCAGTTTATGCTTTGCCCGCTTGCGCGCTTCGGCCCGCAGCATCACGAGATTGTAATCCCAGCGATGCTGGTCGGCAATTTTCCACGGAATGAGGTCGGTGTCGCGGACAATGCGAAGGGGGAGCTCCGCCCGGTTGGCGTATGTGGCCCAATACCCCGTAGTGGTCTCGACGTTGTACTTCTCCAGGTACTTCTTGACCATCCAGGCATAGGACTTGCCTTCCAGCAGCCACCGCTTAGCTTCGTCGTGATTCCGTACTTTGCTCCTCGGCGGCATGTGCGGCCCTTCCTCGCGTTCGTCCTCCCTCATGCGTGCAACCCTGTCTTCGCAAGGCGCACACCTCTACAGTGGCATGTAATGGTTGAACCAGTCAAGACGATCGAGCGGAGGCAAAGGTTGTGCGAAGTGGAACAACTACCGTCTGTGGTGTCTGTCGCCGTCCCGGCGAGCCCGTAGTCAGGTACACCATTACAGCGGAGGACGGCCGCGCGGCTGAGGTCGACCGCTGTGCCGACCACGCCGAGTCCTTCGAGTCCGCGCTGACCCAGCGGGCGCCGGAGGCCCCGCAGTCGACGAGCCGGCCCCGCAGGCGCACGAAGGTGACGACCGTCGAGGCAATCGACAGCGAGAAGGCGGCGAGCGTAGGCACCGGGCCGGAGGCCGCGCAGTCGACGAGTCGGCCCCGCAGGCGAACCAAGGTGACGACCGTCGAGGAGATCCAAAGGTCGAAGGCGGTCGACAAGGCGTGAAACGCCGAAAGCCCCCCGCCGACCACGAGGGCCGGCGGGGGACCGGTGTTACTGAGGCTCCTCCTCGGGGCCGTTCTCGCTCGGCGCGACGACGCCGAGGGCGGTGAGGATCTGTATGATCACGGCCACCTCCGGGCTGTCGGCGTAGACGATCGACGCGATACTCACGATCACACCCAGCGCGGCGAGGGCCGCGCCGACGCGCGAGCGGTAGCGGACCGGAAGCAGGGCGACCAGGCTGATCGGCTTGAAGCCCGGGGTCTTCAGCTTGCTCATCGGCGGCCCGCCAGCTTCTGGAGCGCGACGAAGCCGGACGGGCCGATCTTCGGGTCGTGGGCCACGCCCACCGAGCGGTACCGCGGATTGGCGTCGTGGAAGCGCGCCACGGCCTTCTGCGTCGCGGGGCCGTAGAAGTCGGTCACCGCACCGGGAATCGGGCCGTAGCCGGCCTTGATCAGGAGCTGCTGAAGCTCCTTGACCTGGGCGTGCCGGGCGCCGGGCTTGACCCCGGCCGCCAGGGGCACGATCTTCGACGAGGGCTTGTCCGGCTTGGCCGGCACCTTGTCGGCGGGCATCCCTGCCTGGACCCAGGCGTACAGCTTGCCGCCGGGGCACAGGGTGGCGAAGCCGTCCTTGTGACCCTTCATGGCGAGCTTGCGCCCCGTCTTGCGGCACGCCTCGTCGTAGAGCGCACGCGCGGCGGACAGGGCCTTCGCGCTCGGCTCCTGGTTGCCGCCAATAGCGATCTGGACGCCGATTCCGCTCACGTTGTGGTTCGGGCAGTGCGCACCCTGAAGGGCCCAGCCCCGGCCCTCGAAGATCTGGCCGTTCTGGTCGACGACGAAGTTGTAGCCGATGCCGGCCCAGCCCTGCGCGTGGTGCTGGCGGTCGATGGCCTGCGGCACGGCCTTGCCGGTCGCGGCGATGTGGTTCGCGCCGTCGTAGTGGATGAAGAACTCGGTGCGTCGGGACAGGGGCACCGAGTTGGGGGTGCCGTCCCAGGGCTTCGCGCCCCATTCGCTGCGGGACACGATGCTGATGCTCAAGAAGGAGACTCCTCTGGATATGGAAAGGGCCCCGCCCCCTTCGCGGGGCAGGGCCGGACGGGGCGTACGGGGGTCAGTTGGTCTGGGGGCCGGAGGTCGTGATGTGCGAGTCGAGCCGCTCGGCGACCGCGAGCCGCTCTGTCCGTTCGTGGGCGAGCTCCGAGCGCAGGGCCGAGATGTCCTGGGTGTGTCGGACCTGGCCGTCGAGGACTCGGTCGAGGCCGTGGATGACTCGATCAAGGTCGTCGCGGAGGTTCGTGGCGTGATCGTTCGAGACCTGATCCCGGGCCTCTTGGGTGTGCTCGCGCACCTCGGCCAGCGCGGCGCCCTGGCGGCGTACGAGCTCCACGAGGACGCCGACCAGGGCCACGGTGACAGCCCCGCCGGCAGAGACGAATGCGACCTGGACAGAGGGCTCAAGAGGCACGGGCCAGCTCCTCGATCCGGACCTCCAGCGCCTTGATGCGCCGCTCCTGGTCCTGGACGACCGGCAGGAGGGCCACGCCGAGGAGGTCGTACCGGAGGGCGTCAATGCGTCCCTCCTCGTCGTACGTGACGATCTCCGGGAGCGTCTGTGCGACCTCTTCGGCAATCAGGCCGTACTCGTCCTTGCGGGCCTCCGGTTTGTCCTCGGTCGGCTTGCGGTCGTACACCCGGGGACGCAATGCGAGAACGGACTCGGGACGGATCTCGATGTCCCGGACGTTCTCCTTGTAGCGGATGGAGGACGTGTTGCGGCAGAACCGGCCATCGCCCTCGACCCAAACCGCGTACCACGTCCCCGAGCCGGATGCGCTGTTGTTGTGGGGCTGCTTGGAGCCGTTGGCCCAGGCGATCGTGTCCCCTGCCTCCAGGTAGCCCGAGTGCGAGTGGCTCGACGGGGGGAAGGTCGTCGGCTTGCTGGTGATCGACGACCAGGAGTGGGAATGGCTGGACGGAGGGTAGCTGCTGGGCGTCCCGGTGATGTCGCCCCAAGGGTGCTTGTGCGCGGTAGGGGTGAAACTCGTGGGCTTGTCCGCCACCTGCGACCAGGTGTGGGTGTGGGCCGATGGGGGCAACGTCGAGGGCCGGTCGGATATCTGGGACCAGGTATGGGTGTGGTTGGAAGGAGGAAAGGTGGCGGGCTTGCCGGAGAGGCTTGACCAGTCCACCGACGAGATCAGCGGCACCCAGTCCGTCCCGGTCCAGAACTCCCAGGTGTCGGTGTCGTAGTTCAGGCCGAGCTTGCCGAAGCGTGGGGAGGCGGGTCGGGTCGAGTTGACCCAGGCGCCGACCGACTGGCCGATGAAGGCCCGCTCCTTGCTGACGGCGGCCGAGGCGATGGCTGAGGTGTTCGCGGACACGGTGATCGTGGCGAGCGGGAGCTCGTAGATGCCTGTGTCGGTCTGGGTGGGCGTGGGAACGTTGCCTCCCGCGGCACCCTGCAGAACGGTCAGTGTGATCTGGTTCACGCTCGGATCGAGTCGTAGGACCACTCGGTCGTAGCGTGTCGAGGTGCCTGCCGCCGCGAGCGTCAGCGTCTCGACAGCCGTGGAAAGGACGGCGTGGCCGCGCAGGATGGCGAAGCCGGGCTGCACTTTCACGGACATGGTGGCGCCGTCCGCAGTGACGCTGAAGGAGTTGGCCTTGGCGGAGGAGGCCACGCCACTGTCCGCGAACTCGCGGAAGAGCTGGCTGAACTGGCTTTCGGTGACGGACTGGCCGTCGAAAGGGTAGGAGGTGATGGCCAAGTGGGGGACTCCTTAGACGGCGGCGCCGGCATCTTCGATGACGAGCTGGGACATGGCGCTGGGGAGGTAGCGGACCGATCCGTAGGTGGCGGCAGTGCGGCGGGCGTTGAGCGTCACGCCGACCGTGACGGGACCCGGTGGGGGGTTGTTGATGTAGCAGGTGATGTCGAGGCCGGTGGCGGTGGACGAGTCGTCGTCGAAGGTCGTGCTGTAGAAGTCGCCCGCGATCGTGCTTGAGGCCGAAACCGTGGTGCCGGCCGCCCAGCGCACGGCGGTATAGGCGCCCTGCTTGGCGTACCGGACGCCCGAATCGGTGTTGTCGCCAATACCGTCCGTGTCCGCGACTGCGATCCGCAGGACGACCTTGTAGCAGCGGTTCGCTTCGGCCGTGAAGCCCTGGGTGTAGATCAGGGTGGGCGCGTCTCCGACGTAGGGCGAGGTAGCAAGGTTCTGGATGGCCTTGACGCCTCGCGGCGTCTCGTCCGTAAAGGCGGTGCTGCGCCAGGCCGACCACCCCGACTCGGGGCTGCCGTGGCGGACCCACTCTTGGTGGGGGTCGGATGCGCGGCCGAGCCGCGTGAAGTTCTGGGTGGTGTAGCCGCTGGCCGTCGAGACGGTGCGGACGTAGCCCCACATGGGTGCGAAATCCCAGCCGCCCGAGGTTGCGGCGGCCGTGTTGATGTAGAGGCGGGATTCGCCGTAGGGGTACGCCGAGGGAGGCGTCGCCTGGGTGAAGGCGTCGGAACTGATGATCTGCTCGTACCCGAGGTGGCGCCAGGGCGCCCAGCCGGTAGACCGGTTTCCGCCGCGTACCCAGTCCTCACGGTTGGTGGTCGCGGCGTGCACCCTGCTCCAGGTCTGGAAGGCGTCGCCGTTGGCGTGCCGCTGAGTGGTGAGGTAGCCGTACTTGCCGCCGAAGTCCCAGCCGCCTGCGGTGGCTTCGTCAGCCGTGAGGTAGGTGACGGAGGCGCCTTCTGGGTAGTCGTCCGTGCGGCTGGCCTGCGTCAGCCGGTTTGCCGGCAGCATGCGAGGGCCGGGCGGACTGGCCTCGGCCGTGCGTTCCAGTGCGGATACGCGACGCTCGGTGTCCTGCGTGCGCTGGGCGGAGACGGCCCGGGGGTCGAAGCCGGTGGGGTCACCCAGCAGGGCCCCGACCCGGAAGCCCTGGTCTGCTGCCTTGAGGACGAGCCCGGTAACGGGGGCGGTCAGCTCTTGGCCGCCTGCGATGACGCTCACGCGGTCGCCGAGACCCCAGTCGATGCCGAACTCCATGGAGGAGTCCTCGACGGGAACGGCCTGGATGGCGGTCTTGGTGAACCCGTCCTCGGCCAGGACCTCGTTTCCGGCCTGCGAGAGCTCGGCCTGATCGCTGGTATTGCGCTGGTCGACGAATCTCTCAATCCGTCGACCCCAGTCGCCTTCGGCGGCTATGGAGGCGGTGTTGTCGACAGGGACGAACGTGCGATCCTCCTGCTCGCCCTGGCCTGCGACGATGACGCGGGTCGCTCCGGGGGTGGAGACCGCGACGCGCTGTCCGGCGAGCGTGCCGGCCAGTACGTCGAGGCGGATCTCGCGGGTGCGGTCGGTCACCTGGAAGGTCTCGAAGACGAGCTGGCTGCCGCGCTGGACGATGCGGAAGCCGAGGTCGCCCACGGCTGCGATGCCGGTCAGCAGCTCTCCGAGGGTGGGGAACCGGGCGGATTTGGTGATCACCGGCCCTCGGGCGCCGTTGGGGCCCATGACGAGTCTGGCGCGGCGCCGGGCTGCTGGGGCGCCCGGCCCACAGTTGGCGTTGACGTACGCGTGCATGAGCGTCTCGGCCGGGCCGGTGCGCTCGTCGTGGCCGACCTTCTGTGTGGTCACGTCCGCGTTCGCGGGCTCGGGCCAGGCCAGCATGTCGAGCAGGATCACCGAGTCGGAGACGCCCTCGAAGACGATGCTGCCGAAACGGTCCTCCGGTGTGGCAGCGTACTCGGAGGAGACGACCGGGCCAGACATGAGCACATCGCCGGGGCCGGTAATCACCAGGCCCGCGCCAGGCAGGCGCAGCGCGGCGGCGAGCGGATGCTCGGATGGGAGGGTGGCCTTCCAGGTACCGACGTTGTTGAACTGGTCCTCCAGCTCCAGCGACAGATCCTCGGGGCGGATCAAGCCGATGCGGGTCAGCGTCTTGTCGCGGACTTCGACGGTGAGGTCTTGGAGCTTCAGGTCAGATCACCATCCATCGGCGGGGGCGCCAGGAGCACAGGATTCGGGAGGCCGCGGTGGTGTCGAGGAGACGTACGGTCGCGGTCGAAATGCCGGGTGGGACGGTCCAGAACCGTGGGGCCGCGTCCAGCAGGGCGTAACGATTCGCCCCCTTGCCGTCCTTCACGGTGCCGTTGCGGGTGTCCACGGTGAGCTTCTCCGTGGAGGACAGGGAGCCGGCCCAGCGCAGCGTCTCCCCGGTCGGGGAGATGACGGTCAGATCCCGGCCGGGCCCGTAGATCTCCCACACGGGGTACGCGGGCACGTCGCCCACGTTGTCGAGCTGGATCTCGCCGATGGCCTGCGACGCGGCGAGCGGCATCTTCACCAGCGAGGACAGGAACGGAGTGGTGCCGGGATCGCCCCCGACCCGCTGTGTCGAGACGGCGCTCGCGGTGAAGTACGGGTCGGGGGCACGGAAGGACAGGACGGTCTGGACATCGCTGGTGCCGACGAGCTCGATCTCGCCTCCGCCTGTCCGGTAGACGGGGGTCGACCAGCGCACCCCTTCGTCGTCGACCAGGACGAGCGAGCACTCCTGCGCTACTGCCCGCGCGAGGCGCGAGATCAGCGCGCTCAGGTGGGCCCGGTCCCGGCCAACGATGTCGAGGGGCATGTCCAGGTCGCGTGAAAGGACGCGCTGTCCCCGGAAGCGGGAGCCGTCCCCGGCTCCCTCCAGCCACTGTGCGGACACGGCCGGCAGGCCGAAGCCGGTTGCCCCGGCCGTGGCCTGGTATCCGAACCCCGTGCCCGCCACTCCGTTGAGGTCGAGCGTGTCACGCTCGGTTTCCAACAGGAGTGCAGTCACTCAGTTACCACCCCAGCATTCGTGCGCGGTGGGTCGCCGCGAACAGCTCCTCCTGGGAGCTGAGCGAACTTCCCGCCGCTGCGTAGTAGTTGAGAACCTTGGTCGTGCCGCCGCTTCCGGTGGCGCTGAGACCGCTCGTGACAGCGGCCGAGACGGACCGTGCTGCGCTGGCGTAGTCCGTGGTGCCGGGCCGCGCGGTGATGGCGTCGACTGCCTTGGTCACCCGGCCGGACTCGCTCTCGATGCCCTTGGCGAAGCCCTGGCTGACGAAGGACCCGAGCTTGGCGAACACGCGGCTCGGTGAGCGGATGCCGAGGCTCTTCTTGATCGCGGCCACCATGGCGTCGGCGATCGTGAGCATTTGCTTCTCGATCGCCTTCTGCTTGAGCTCCAGGCCCTTGACCAGGCCCTCGGCGACCGCGATGCCGTTGGCGTACATCGCGTTCGAGGCGGTCTTGCCGGCCTGGCCCGCGTACTTGGCCAGCTCGTTCTGGAGCTTGTTGATCTGCTCGATGCCATCCTTGCCGGCCGCCGCGATCGACTCGGCCGCAGCGAGCCCGGCCTCCGGCCCGGCAGAGGCGATCTGGTCGATCGCCGTCTGGGACAGGCCCTTGGCCTTGAGCACCGCGAGCGCCTCGGCGAAACGCTTCGCCTGGTCCACGGCGGCCGTGAGGTCGGTGACGATGCCGGTGAAGGAGGTGTCCTTCGCCTTCGTCACGTCGCCCGTGGCGATGATCCGGTCCGCTACGCGCGAGGCGTAGTCGGCGGACTGCTCGCGCAGCTTGTCCAGCTTGTCGCGGGCCGCTTCGAGCTTCTTCGACCCGGCGTCCCACTGGGCGGCGAGCTTCAGGAGCTGGGTGCGGTCCCGGTTGATCCGGTCCTTCAGGCCCTTGGACGCGTTCTTCGGGATCTTCGCCGTGAGGTCGTTCAGCGACCGCTTGACGTTGTCGTACTCCGACTCCAGGCCCTTGATCAGGCCCTTGATGATCAGCTTGCCCGCGTCGTAAAGCAGGACGGCGTCCTTCTCGGGCGGGCCCTTCCACGACGTGAGCTTGTCGGTGAGGTTGCCGAGGGTCTCCTTGACGCCACCGAACATGGAGGTGATGCCCTTGATGAAGCCCTTGATCAACTCCTTGCCGGCGGAGAGCAGCGTCGAACCGAGGTCGGACAAGGCCGACTTGGCCTTGCTGGGCAGTTCCTTGACGAACTTGATCGACTGCTCGACGCCGTCCTTGATGGCCTGCCACAGGGCCTTGGCGCCTTCGACGGCCTTGGTCTTGATGGCGTTCCAGGCGTCGATGAAGAACTGCTTGACCGCGTTCCAGCCGGAGGTCCATGTGGAGCGGACGCTGCGGATTCCGTCGTCGATGTAGCCCTTGATGCCGGTCCATGCGACGCCGAGGCCGCCGCGGATCGCGTTCCAGATGCCGACGAAGAACGCCTTGATGCCAGCCCAGCCGAACTCCCAGACGCCCTTGACCAGGGCCAGGCCCTTCTTCAGGACGCCGAAGATGCCGACGTTGATGAAGATCTTGAAGGCGCCGACGATGATGTCCCAGATGCCGCCGAAGACGGCCTTGACGCCTTCCCAGGCGCGGGACCAGTCGCCGGTGAAGATGCCGGCGAAGATCTCCCAGACGCCCATGATCGTGTCGAGGACGCCGGTGATGATCTGGACGATGCCGTCGAGCGCCATCGCCAGGGCGCCGATGATGAAGTCCGCGACGAACTGCAATGCCGGGACCAAGATCGGCATGATGAAGTTGACGACCTGGATCAGCGCCTGGAGGAAGGGCTGAAGCGCTTCCGAGACGCGGTTGAAGGCGTCGACCAGGGGTGGCAGGCAGGCCGCGACGATGTACTCGAACAGCGGGATCAGCGGCGTGATGACCGCCGAGAAGAGCTGCAAGAGCAGGTCGACGACCGGCGTAATGGCCGTGACCATCGCGCCGAACGCGGCCGAGACGAGCGGCAGGATCGGGGCCAGGCCCTCGATCAGCGAGACGACGAGCGGCGCGACGGCCGCCATGATCGTCGTGAACAGCTCAGCGACCGGCGGCAGGATCGCGGCCAGCGCGGCGAAGGCGACACCGAGCGCTTCCCCGATGACCGGGACGAGCGGCGCCAGGATCACCGAGAGCTGCTGGAGCGCGGCCGTCAGGGCGCTGCCCAGAAGCTGGATGATCGGGATGACCGCCGGGGCCAGCGCCGCGAAGGCGCCCGCCAGCGGGATCAGCGCGGCCGAGACGAGCGGGCCGAGCATCGCGGCGAAGGCGCCGATGACGTTCATCAGCGCGCCGAGCGCCAGCCCGACCGGAGCCATCGCCGGGGCGAGGGCGGAGACAGCGGCCTCGATGCCGCTGAACATCATCGTCAGCCCGCCACCCACCTGGGGCTGCGCGAGCGCCGACGCGATGGCCGCGAGCGCCGTGCCGATGGTGCGTCCGACGATCGGCAGAATCGTTTCTGCGAGATCGCCGAGCTCGATGAAGAAGTTCTTGACCGCCGGGCCGGAGATGGTGGCGATGCTGTTCATCGCCGCGTGGGCGGCCATGAACACGCCGGTCAGGCCCTGCTGGAACCCGGGCGAGTCCACCGTCTTGTGGATTCGCTCCAGGGTGCCAGCCAGCTTGTCGAGCGTGGAGCCGCCCGCGGCTTCCGCCGCCCGTGCGACGCCCGCGAGGATGCCGCCCGTGTGCTGGAGGACCGAGCCGAGGTCCTGGAGGGCGTCAATGCCCTCGTTGATCTCCTCCTTGAGCCCGTCCTCGCCCTTCCGCTTGAGGAAGGCGTCGAACTTCTCGCTGATCTGGACGAACCAGTCGGCGAGCGAGGGAAGGTAGCTGGTGCCGACCTTGCCGAGGGTGGCGATGATCGACGCGAAGGTGTCGGTGCCGTTCGTCGCGTTGGAGATGGACCCGGACAGGTCCTTGAACATCTGGTCCAGGGCCGGGTCAAGGGCCTTGTTCAGGTTCGTGGCGAACGACCCGAAGAAGCCGCCCAGCGCGGTCGCGGTGGATTCGACACCGGCCCGGAACTTGGGCAGCAGGTCCTCGACGAGCTGCTTGATCGGCTCCTTGGCCTTGTCCCAGAAGTTCGACGAGATCGTGTCCTGGAGGCCGCTGAGCGCGGCCTTGGCCTCCGGGATGACCTTGTTGAAGTCCTTGACCGCCGCGACGGTCGTGCCCAGGCCGACCGCCATGCCGCCGAGCAGGCCCGGCAGGAGCAGACCGGTGTAGCCGATCTGCGCGAGGCTGGAGGAGAGGGCGGCGAGGTTGGAGGCCGCGGTGAGGCCCCACCCGGCGAGGCCGGCAATCGCCAGGGACAGGCTGCCGATGATCGGCACGCTCTTGTCCAGGTTCTTGAGCGCGTTGCCGACCTTCTCGAAGATGTTGGTCAGCACACGCGCGCCGGACAGGGCCGCGAGCGCGGTCGTCACCTTGGCGACAGCCGCGTTGTCCAGCTCGGGGACGATCGGGACCGTGCGCGGGCGGGTGAGGACTTGCAGGTGCGCGGCGAGCGCCGCGCCGGAGCCGTTCGCAAGGTCGGGCTCGACCTGGACCTTCAGCGGGGAGACATCGTCGGCCCAGTCCTTGAGCTTGCGCTTGGCCTTGTCGGCGGACTGCTGGTCGAGCTCCAGCTCGATCTTGCCGGTCGCCGTGAGGTCGCCGGCCTTGAACTCGATGCGCTCGCGGTTGGCCCGGTCCTGGAGCTCGCGGACCGCGTTGCGCACGGCGGTCGCCATGCCGTTCGTGCTGATCGTGGTGTAGAAGCGGATCTTGCGGGCGTCGATCTGACGGTTCCGCTTGTTGATCTTCCGTACCGCTTCGATGAACTCCGCCGAGACGCCGGACATGTCGATCTTCGTCGACACCTTGACGCGGTCGAGCTGCTGCTCGATGCGGTCGAGCTGGCGCTCCGCATCCCGCTTGAAGTCGCGGGTGTCGGGGGAGACCTTGACAGCCACACGGCCGATGATCTGGCCCGCTGACAAGGGCTACCTCCGGGAGAAGTGCTGGTAGAGCGCGGCGACCGTGGCGGGCCGCTTGGCCTTCCTCGCCTTGGCCTTGGCCTGCGGGCGGGGGAAGGCGGGGATCTTCGGGGCCTTGCCTTTGCCCCACTGGCCGGTCGCGCGCGTGTTGCTGTTGATCGCGTCGAACAGATCGGCGGCCAGGTGCCGGTCCTGGCCCCAGCCGAAGTGCTCCCTGCCGCCGGACGCGAGGGCGACGGTCAGGGAGGTGTCGGGCAGCCTCGCGACGAGGAGCAGACAGAGTGCCGGCGAGGGCCCCCGGCCCGCGATCACCTCGGCGAGGTCAACGCCGTAGTAGAAGCGCAGGTCCGCGTACAGGCCCTCGCCAACGTCGTCGATCAGTCGCGCGAGGCCGAGGCTTCCCCCACCTGCGTGCCCTTGCCGTAGTGGTCGAAGATCTCGGCCAGCAGCGCGAGGTCACCGTTCACGGCGGTCAGAAGCTTGTCGGCCGCCTTGGGGTGCTCGGCCACGAGGCGGATCGCCTCGGACAGCAGCTCCTCCTGGTCGGCGTCCTCGCCACCCATGAGGTCCTGGAGCTGAGTCAGCTCCTTGCGCGTCGCCTTCGGCAGGCGCAGCGGGTTGAGCAGGCGGATCGTTTCGTCGCCCAGCTCGATGTCGGTCGAGCCGTACTTCGCCTCGGCGGCGGTGCGGATGTCGTCGAGGGAGTAAGAAGCCATGGGGGTGCGGACCTCCGGGAGTTGAAGAACAACGGGGGGCGGACCAGGGAGGGGAAAGGCCCGGCGCGAGCTGGTCCGCGAGCTCGCGCCGGGAGGAGGGGTCAGGCCGCCGTGCCGGCGGCCCACGCGGTGCCGGTCCAGTGCGCCTTCGTGGAGTCGCCGAGCACGACGTGCTGCCCGGTGGCCCACTTCGCGGTGGGCGTGGCGATCACGGAGGCGAGGGCGGCGAGGTCGGCCGGGGCGACCGCACCGGTCGGGGTGAACGAGCCGGGGTTGCCCGCGCTCGCGCCGGTCGCGACGGTGCCGCCGAGCGGGGTCACGGCGTAGGTCCAGGTGTTGTTTCCGTGGACCATCGGCTTCACGCCGAGCGGAAGTCCAGCGAGGGACTCGGTGTCGGCAATCGCCATGTCGTCCGCGCGGTAGATTTCGGCCTTGGGCGCGTAGAAAGCGAAATGCGATTCCCCGTCGATGAAGATGGCGAGGAATGCCGACTGGGTGGGCTGCGGGTCGGCCGGCACACCGACAGAACCATCCGGCAGAAGCGGGGCGTTGGCGCCGAAGTACAGCCGCAGCGCAGCGGTATCGAACTGCTGCAAAGTGAAAGTCATGGTCTCCGTGCGCGCCGAATACTTGGTACGGAGAGACTTGTTCTGGAGGGTGCCGATCGTGGTTGCCTCGCCGCCCTCGGAGGTGATTCCGAAGACATCTTCGAGGCTGGTGTGGCCGACGTTCTGCCACGGGGAGACGGGCACGAGAAGGTCGTCGGGCATGGCGGTACCGACCGGGGCGGTCAGGTAGTTGCCGGAGCCGACGACAAGGGTTGCATTGTCGTTGAGCGCCAAAAAGAGAAACGTTTCTTCATCCGGGCATAAAAAAAGGCCCGCACCCCAGAAGGGGTCGGGCCTTTCGTCTGCGGTGCTTAGTGGGGGAGAGGGAAGGGGCGCGTCCGCGGCTTACGGATCTGAATGTCGAAGATCGACTCGTAGCGCCATACGCCGGTCGGCAGATCCGCGTACTGCACAGGGCCTGTCGCGGTCGCCCAGTCCGAGGCCCGGCGGGGAGAGGAGTTCATGTCGACGCGCGTGATGTGGCCCCGGCCTGGGACGACTTCGTGCTTCAGCCAGGCGTCCCGCAGGACCACGCGTACGGCCTCGGAGAGGATCGCGGCGTCGGAATCCCCGTCCGGGTCCTCCGCGAAGCAGTTCACGACCACGCGCGCCGAGTCGGTGAAACGCGTGTCGGCTGCCCACTGCCCGAAGGTGGGGTCACGGCGGACGAGCACGAGAGGGAATTTCTCGTGCCGGTCGATGAGGGATTTGACGCGCACGCCCGGAAGACCTTTTCGCAGGATGGCGAGCAAGAGGTCTTCGACGGGGGAGAGTTCAGCCAGGGCTTTGATGTGGTCAGGTATGCCGGCCACTTAGTCGAGCTTCACCTTGCCCTTTCGCTTCTTGGGCAGGTTCGAGGCCGTGGCAAGGACGTAGAGGCCGTCCATCGCGGGAAGTACATCCAGGTACTTGTTTCCGTGCTTGTCCTCGCGGACGACGATGGATTCCTCACGGCCGTACTCGATGGACAGGGCGGCCTTCTGGCCCCGGTCGTCGGAGAGAATGACGTACCGGTTGTTGTCGCCCGCCTCGATGTCGATCTCTGCGTGACCGTCCGCGCGATGCTGCACGAGGATTTCCTCGGCGCGTACCGCGATCTCGAAGGCGCGTTTCGTCAGCTCTGCCTGAACGCCGTCGTGGACGGCGAGCCACTTTCCGATCTTCCGGCCGCCGATTTGGTCGTAGATTTCCGCCATCAGGGCCGCTCCCGGATGTCGATCGACCAGTGCCGGGTACGGCGGTCGCCGTGGTGGTAGGCGGGCGGGCTGACGATGTCCCACTGGCGGCCCGCGTATTCGACGCGGGACCATAGGGAGACGCCTTCGAGGTGGGCGTCCACGACCATGCGCGTCACGTTGATCGCCTGCTGGCCGGGGACTTCCGCGCGGGCCGAGCGCTGCGGGATGACCGCGGCCCGGACCTCGATCGGCCCGTTCGGGTCAGCTGTGGTGACCGTGTTGCCGCGCGAGTCGACGACGTCGACGGTCTTCCAGACCCGGGCCTTCTGGCCGCGTCTGCGCTGCATGCTCACCACGGCCCCCCGTCGTCGCAGAACATCGGGAAGGGGGCGCCGCCGTCGTAGTCGACGGGCACCAGGCCCGCGCGCACGGGGCGGGTGCGCGTGTCCCAGGCGGAGACGATCACGCTCGTCAGGGTCGGCCGGGTGCCGGCCAGCCCTTCCAGGAGCCTGATCTCCTCGCGGGTGAAGTAGACGGACCCGGCGTCGCGACCGTGGGCATCGCCCCAGGCCAGCGTCTCGTCACCGGCTCGGCTCTGGGTGTAGCCGTGAGGGTTGCGCACGTACCGGGCCGCGGCCTTCAGTACGAGGGTGCGCACCAGTCGGGGTGGGCGCTCCTCGGGCCAGTCGCGGCCGTATCCGGCGGCCAGGTCGGAGGCGTCCTCCAGGGCCCCGGCCGCGATGCGCAGTTCGTCTTCGTCCAGCTCCCAGTCCAGACGCGCCTTCAGCTCGTCGAGGGTGGCGTAGGCCAACCGCCGATCTCCTTTCGCAAAGGCCAGCGGGCCGCGCGCCTGGTTGGTGCCAGGTCACGCGGCCCGCTCTGTCACGCTCAGGCGTTGGCCGGGTCGGTCTCTGCCGCCGGGCCGGTCGGAGTCCAGACCTTCGCGTCGGAGACGCCGGTGATCTTGGCGAGCTCCGAGGCTGCCTCGGGGTAGTTCGACTTGCCGTCGAGGGTCAAGCGGATGCCGCGCACGAAGTGCTCCTGGGTGGAGATCACTTCCTTCTCCTTGACCGGGTCCCAGCCGACCAGCACGTCCGAGACTGAGCGGAAGCCCTGGTAGCAGTTCACGATCGAACGGTCCTGGAAGAACTCGCTGTCGTAGTCCCGCAGCCAGCGGAGCGCCAGGCCCTCGAAGCTCGTGGTCGCGCCGAACGGGACGGACTGCGGCACGGAAGGAGCCGCCGAGGCGAAGATGAAGCCGGACTGCGCGAAGGCATACGCGCTATCGGCCGGGATGGTCTGGTCGACGATGAACCGGAAGCCGTAGCGGTTGCCGAGGGTGGCGTTCACCAGGGCAGATTCCGCCTGCGAGTCGCCGACGTTGGAGGCCAGGTTCAGGTCCGGATCGGACAGGAGCACGGTCTCGAAGTCCGAGCCGACCACCATGTACCTGGAGCCCTCCGGCACGTTGAACTTGTTCATCACCCGCCGGGCCTCGATGATCGCCTTGCGCATCGACCGCTCGGTGTTGCCGATCGTTACCGCGTAAGGCTGGTCGACCAGGGTCTTCACCGCCCGCCGGGCCAGGCCGCGCGCCACCGCCTTCACCTGCGGACGCAGAAGCTTGCTCCACTGGGTGATGTCGAAGTCGTTCTGCTCATCGGTGAGCTTCACACCGTTGTAGACGTTGCCGCCGAAGGTGACGGGGATCGTCCGCTCGGCGTACTCGTCGTACACGACGCGCTGACGGGTGCCCGGCGTGGAACTGCCAGCCGAACCGGAGCGCCACTCGTAGTCGTGGAAGGGAAGGACCCCTTCGACGACGACGTTGATCGTGTCGTTCTTGGCGCCCTTGAAACGATCCACGCCCTCCTTGGTGAAGAGGTTCGGTACGAGGAGCTCCTGCTCCAGCATCCCGATCGCGGTGTTGATCAGCTTCTCGGGCTTGACTACCTGATGTTCAGCGGTCACTAAGCCTCCTGGGGGCATGAAAAAGCCCCCGGGAACCGGAGGCGTAGCTAATAGGGGAAGGCGGAGGTCAGCGGCGGGTAAGCCGCGCGAGCTTGCGCGGGTCCATCTCTCCGTCACCGCCGTCATCCGGCGTCAGACCTCCACCCAGCGGCGGAGGAGCGGGGACGGGGATGTACTTCGCGAGCACCTGCGCGTGCGCCACGAGCGCCGCTTCGTCGTCACCGCGCAGCGCGTCTGCCAGGTCGTCGGGCAGCTCGTACTTCCGGGCAACGGAGGCCCGAAGGACGGACCGTTCCAGCTCCGCGTTCTGCGCGCGGAGCTTGGTGAGCGCGGCCTCGACCTCTGCCGGGTCCTTGGCCTCGCTCAGCTTCGTCTCCGCATCACGCAGCCGGGTGCGGTAGTTCGCGGCCTCGCTGCGAACCTTGGCCAGCTCCTTGCGGGCCCACTCCGGCAGGGCGTCCTCGCCGGTCGACTCGCTCGAAGTTCCCGATGCCGGCTGCTCTGCCGCCGGGTGCTGCTCCTCGGGCGTGCTCGCCTCGGCGGGGGTGCTGGTTTCTTCGGGCACGGGTCACGCCTCCTGGGTCGTGGTCGTGGACGGCCGCGCCTCCTGGGCTGCGGCCTTGTGCTTCTGGCGGATGAAGCGCCGCCAGGCGCTTACTGCGGCTTTGCCGCTCAAGCCCCGGGTGACCTTGGGCCACAGGGCCTCGTACTCGCGGGACAGGGCTGTCAACTCCGAGCCCTGGAACTGCTGCCAGTTGAAGATCGGGGCGACATAGCAGTGACAGTTGTCGTGGTAGCGGTCACCGTCCGAGAAGGTGGCGGACGCCTGGCTCTTGTAGACCGGGCCCCGGCTGATGAGCATCGCGCACCAGCCGCACGGGGTGCCGCTCTTCGAGAGCCGCACGTACCCGAGGGCTCGCCGGTCGCGGCGCATGTGCGCCCAGACCGAGGACCGGCCGCCGTTCATCGCCACACGCGAGGCCGCCGCGGCCTGTCGGGCCCCGGCCTGGCGGTGCGCTTCGGCGCGGGCGGCGTCGGCGTTCTTCGCCGACTGCTGGTCGTCGACCTCGGCCAGGCGCCGGTTCAGGTTCTGCGTGCCGAGGGCGTCGAGCACGGTGCGCAGCTCCTCTTCGGCCGCGCGCTCGATACGCTCCTCTTCCTCACGCAGACCCTCCAGCTCCTCGACGAGGATCTTCTCCCAGTCCTCGCCGTCGTCGAGCTCCAGGTGCTCGCCCTCGCCAGACACCGAGGAGTCCTCGTCCACAGGCTGCGGACCTCCCTCGCGCCGGGAGGAGGCTTCCCCGGACTCGCCGGTCGCGGCCTCGTCCCCGCGCGAGGAGTGCGGAGGGCTGGTGGTGCCGGCCAGGGCGGCGAACTCCCTGCGCAGGTCCCCGAGGGTGACGTGCGTCGGCTCGGGGTGGTATGGGTCGGCGACCGTCGTACCGGTCTGAAGGGCCCTGGCCAACCGGTAGTAGGCGCGGGCCAGATCGCGGGCTTGTCGCCTGCGACCCATGACGAGCGAGATTGCCCGCCGCAGCCAGCCGCCAGCGGTCGCGGCCCGCAGGTCGGCAGGCACCTCAGCCCACAGGGCGAGGGCCTCGGCCGTGGTCTGCGCGCCGATCTGCGTCAGAGCCACCTGGAAGGCGGCCGACGCCTCCTCGGTCTCGGCCTGTCGCGCGGGCCGCGTCACGCCGCCACCTTCTCGACCGAAGCCTCCGCCTCGGGCGTCGCCCGGTTGAGCGCGCCCGCGAGCTGAGCCACCGAGTCGTCGTCCTCGCGCATCTGCTCCCAGTCCTCAAGCTCGGTCTGGGTGACGCCGGGAACACGACGCCACAGGCCGCGCTCGGGGATACCGAGCTGCTGGCGCAGCTTGCCGAGGGCATCCGCGGCCTGGCCCAGGCTGCGCGACTCCATGTCGCGCCACACGACCTCGCCGCGGTAGTCCTCGGAGGAGGTGACGTTGCCGGACAGCTCGGCGGCCAACCTGAACACACGCTCCCAGGACTCGCCGAAGCTCGTACGGAACTCGGCGATCTTCCTGCTCAGGGCCACCTCGGCAGCCTGGAGAGCCTCCGCGCTCAGGTTGGCGATTTGCCCAAGCAAGTGATGGGGTGGTACCTGGGCGAGGGCGCTAAGGTGCCGGATGCTCATGTCGATGCTCTCGATGAACCCCTGCAAGGGGGTCTCGTCCAGCGAGCCGAAGCGAACGTCCGGGTCCTCCGCGAACAGAAATCGCCTGCTGTTGTGGTTGATGCGCAGCGGAATCGGGTTGCCCAGCTCGTCGAGTACCGGCTCGCCCGTCTCCGGATCGCGCTGGACCGGCGGGGCCATGCCGGTGACCGTCCGCACCTTCGTACTGCCGTAGGACTGCGCGAGGAGCAAGTCGAAGACCGTCTGGTTGATCCGGTCTTGCAGGGCGATCATCGGCTCGATGACGCCGAGCGTCCGCCCCTCCAGATCGACGTACGCCGCGAAACGCGTCACGGGGCACTCGCTCGCGCCGTGCAGTCGGCCGCCTTGGACGCGCACCGACTTCTCGTCGGTCAGCGCCCGAAAGGTCACCGCGTACTCGCGCCTGGCGTCCCACAGCCGGGCGCGGCCCGGCTGGTCGTCCTGCGGCCAGGCCGTCACCGTCAGCGCCGCCGCCGGGGTGTCGTCATTGGCCGGGTCCTCGTACAGCGCGCTGGTTTTGAGCGCCGACAGGCCCTTGGTGACGATGGCTCCGGAACGGTTCTTCTCGGTGATCGTGAAGGCGTGCCCGTACGCCAGCGCCCCCCGGTAGACGGCCGCCTGGCGGGCGTCGAGGCGCGAGCGCTGCCAGTGCTCCCACTCCGGCGTGGCCGAGTCCGGCTCGGCCGGCACCTCGGTGCCCGTGCCCGGCCGGTGCCCGTCCACATACAGGGCCTGGGCCGGCGTGCCGACCAGCAATGGCATCCAGTTCGACACCGACCGGCGCGCGAGGAGCCGGTATTCGTCGTCGGCCTGGGGCGGCATGTACGGGTCGGCGTGGTGCCCGTGCAGGTAGGCATCGACTTGAGCCAGCCGGTCGCCGTCCCGGTGCAGGATGCCCAGGAGCTGTCGCGCAAGCGCGATGGGTGAAGCGGCGGTGACCACACCATCACCACCTTGGATAAACTATATCAATGGGTTCAAAGGAAATAGCCCCGGCCGGTCCGCAGCCGGGCCTTTCGCCCTCGGGCTCGAAGGTCGAAAAGGGCTTCATGGGCAAGCATCAATGCCGCGTAGGCATCCACTTTTCGCGGAGACTCGCGTGATTCCTTGCCAAAGCTCAGCCCGTAATTGTTGGTGCGGCGTCGGGCATTCAAAACGTGGCGGCGCAGCTTTCGGTCGCCGTCATGGACGAGCTTGCGGTCGAGAATCGAGCGCACCAGGCGCTCATGCGCCATGGTCGACGCCTTCAGGCTGGTCCTCATGTCCCAGCCGATCGAATCCTTGCCCGGCGCCTTCACGGCCAGGCCCTCGCCGTACGTCGCGGACCACTCGCTGATGTAGCTCTCCCAGAGAGCCACGTCGGCGTAGAAGCCCTGCACGGCGAAGGTGGAAAACGCCTCGTGTACGGCGCTGTCCACCAGGTCGCGAGGCACCTGCCAGTCCTTGCCGGCCGGGCCGTCGGGCTTCTCCCACAGGCCCAGCAGGCAGGCGTAACCGTCGCTGACGCGCAGCGCGCACAGGGCGGTTGCATCGTCGCGGAGGCCGCCGTCGAAGCCCAATACGATCTCGTCGCCGGGCTGAAGAACCTTCGAGTCGTCGCGTAGGACATCCCAGTCGGCCGGGCTGTATACCGCGTCTTCCGACGCGACGATCTGGTTCAGCCACATCCGGCGCGAGCGCGACGGCGCGATGGTGGTGTCCAGGATGGACTGAAGGATCGTCTCGACCCTGAGCCACGTGGCGTCCCCGCGGATCTTCGGCAGGACGATCCGGATCGCCTCCGGCGTCAGCGGCGTCGCGGGGTGCGCCTCGATGCTGTCGTACATGTAGCCGATGTCCGCAGCGCGGCCGTCGAGAATCTTCTCGTACGCCTCGCGCATTTGCTCCGCGACGGAATCCTCGCCCGGAAGGTAAGCATTTGTAATCGCCAGATAGCGGCTGTCGCGTTTCGTCGCGTTGCCGTCGATAGTGGCGTACATTTTGTCGCCGTTATTGCCGAGCACCCAGTGATGGGACTCGTTGAGCACAACAAACGTGGACCGCTAAGGACCGCGCCCCTTCCAGGGCGCGATAGCTACTTGTCACCGCCTCAAGCCGCTGTCGGCCGCCATTCGCGCGGATTAGCTCCGCGCCCGCCTTGATGCCGTACGTCTCGATGAGTTTGTCGCTCATCAGGCTTGGCATCAGAGTCATGGTGTTTCTGGTCTGGTCGCGACTGACGGCCGCAACCTGAACCCACGCCTGGGGGTGCGGGACGCCAACCGGCTGCCCGTTCTCGCCCCAATGCGAGAAGCGGCTCGGCCCCACGAATTCCACAAGGCTGATCACGGCAAGGAGCGGGTCCTTGCCATAAACCCCAGCCCTTAAGGCGCTGAAGGACGCCCTTTCGGTAAAGGAATCGACCGTGCTCGTCGACCGCGTACCACCAAAGCGTCCAGCGCAATTGCTCACGGGTAAAACGCCACGGGCCGCCATCCTCGGCGCGCAGATATTCCGCGCACCATCCTGCGACCTGCCATCCGAGCGTGTGCTCAGGCAGCAACCAGGACCCGTCAGGCGCCTTCTGCCACGTCGGGCCCAGGAAGCTCGGCTCCAAGGCGTCGATCTCTTCTGCTGTAAGGGCTGGAATGGGACTCACCTCCCCTCGGAAGTCGGGCCGCCCGGGAGCGGCTCACCTACTCGGCGAGCCCCAGCTCCTTCCGATAGTCGGCGATGGCGAGCACGGCCGCGGACTGCTCCTCCGGCTCGGGTTCATGCAGCTCGATGCGCATCCGGCGCCGGTCGCCCTCAGTGACGAGGAGGCGCTCGAAGGCGCTGTAGATCGTCTGGAGCATCTGACCGCTGCGCTTGCCGGCCTTCTTGTAGTGGGACAGGTCTTCACACAGCGAATACGCGAGAGCCCAGTCCGAGTTCTGGTAGAAGTCGGCCTGGCCCGAGGTCTTCAGGGAATCCCAGAGGCGCTTGGCGATGGGATGCCAATTGCGGTCTGCGTTTGGGACCTTCACATCACGCATGAGGCCCTTGGTGACGGCCTGGACGTCGCTTCCCTTGCGGGAGCGCGGGCGGGCGAGATCCGCCTCGCGGCTTGGTACGGGGCCCGGGATCTCACACCTCCGTTAGTCAAAAGGCCCCCGAGGGAAGGGGTTCCTCGGGGGCCGGCGCGGCTCGACAGGCGAAAAGCCTGGAACTCTGCGCAGTTACAGCAGGCCCGGGTGCTTCTCGACCCGGCGAAACCTGCGGCTTGCTCGTCGGCGTTCGGCAGCTTGAGCCGCAGCCCCTTCTCTTGAGCTCTTGACCCGGTGATGCCACCCGCAGAGCGATGTCAGGTTGGCCTCTCGATGGTCGTCACCGGGCTGAATATGGTCGACATCCGTAGCAGGCTCGGCGCATCGCACGCCGTACTGGTCTCTGGCTGTGCACCGATGGCCGTCACGCCGGAGGATGCGAATTCTTATCTGAGGCCAGTCCGCTGGAAGCCGACCTCTGCGGTCCGATGTGGACCAAGCCATAAGCCTCCAAATAGAGGTCTATTGCAACGGCGGGAGAGATTGGCTACTTCCTTCCTTGGGGCCCCGGAGGGGCCCAATGGAGAAAGCTGAAAGCCCTCAATTCCAGCGCCTTCTACTTATATATACGGAGCCAGGGGGGCGATCCGGAAATGGCACCTGCCGTGACCCCCGTCACAGAGCCCCAGCGGGCAGCCAGGTGCAAGTCTTGCAATCAGGTGACACTATGTCGTACGTTGCGCAGGACAGAACGTAAACGGCCCCGGGTCACAGGTGCGCGAACACCTACCCGGGGCCGTCCACCGAGAGGGGTTGTCTCTCGATGCGAGTGCATCGTAACCGGCACGACCGTGCCTTCGTGGTCGTCCCCAACGCCGCAGCCCGACACGAACGGCTGTCGCTCACCGCCGTCGGTCTTCTCGTCCGGCTGCTGTCCATGCCGGACGGCGCCAAGGCCACCATCGACACCGTCACCGAGCAGGTCTCCGAAGGCCGGCGAGCCGTGGCCAAGGCGTTCAGCGCCCTGGAGGACGCGGGCTACCTGCGTCGCGAGCGCGGCCAGGACCCCGAGACCGGCCTGTGGGGCACGCAGACCCACGTCTCCGACCTGCCGATGGACCGCATTCCGGCGGTCGGTGCACCGAGGGTTCGGAGCGTCGGCGATCTCCCCAAGGGGGTTAAGAACCAGGAAAAGAACCTCCTCCCCGACCCCTCCGCCGACACCGAGGCCGACCAGGCCCCGGAGCACGGGCCGGAGGAGGGTGAAGCCTCCGGCAAGAAGGAAAGCCAGGCCACCCCGGCAGACGCCGGAACCGGCCGGGCCGCTTCGACCCTTGCCCACCTCGGCGCCATCGACAGCCGCCTCAAGCTCAGCACGGCCGAGGTGCTTCGCCTTGCACCGCTCGCCGCGGAATGGCTCGCCGAGGGCCACAGCACCATGAAGATCAGCGCCGTCCTCACGACGCGCCTTCCCGAGCGGGTCGACTCCGCCGCCGCCCTGGTGAGCTACCGGCTGCGGAACCAGATGCCGGCCAAGCCCGCCGGCCCCAAGGCGCCCCCCGCGCCGGACACCCGCGACCGCTGCGAGGTCTGCCGCGCGCCTTTCCCGAAGGGCCGCAGCGGCTCTCTCTGCGGAGCCTGCCGGGAAGAGCTCGACCGGGCCGCCACCTTCCTCGCCGCTGACCCTGAGCCGCCTGCCGTCGAGCCCACCCGGACGGACACCCCTGCCAGCCGAGGCCGCGCCCTGTGCCGCGCCGTCCTGGCTGCCTGACCACCACCGAGCTACCGAAGGGAACTCACATGCACATGCCCTGGTACGCCCGCGTGGTCTTCACCGCTGGCCGCCCGTTCGTCCTCGTTGCCGCCCTGGTCATGTCCGTGCCTGGCGAGGTCCGGATGGCAGAGCTGGCAGGTTGGCACGGCTGGATCACCTGGCTCATGCCGGTGTGCGTCTCCGCCTACGCTGCCTGCGCCGCCGTCATCTCCGAGGTCCGCCGCCGTGCCGGTTTGCCCGGCCGCGTCACTGCCACCATCGGCGCCGGCATGGCGCTCGGCCTGGCACTGGCAGCACAGGTTGTGGCGCACCTGATCGACCGCGGCTACATGGCGAGCTCTGCCGTGCTCGTCGCCGTCGTCTCCGCCGTGCCGCCGCTCGTCGTGGCCCACATGCTCCACATGGCAGCTGCACCCGCCGCCGAGATCACGGCCGCCCAGCAGATGCGCGACCTGGAAGTGACGGTCGCGTACCTGGCCGGTGAGCTGGCAGACGCCCTCGACCTGGCAGGCCGCTACCTCGTGTCCAAGAGCCACGGCATCGTGAACGAGTACGAGGAACTGGCCGAGGCCGCCGAGGAGCTGGCAGACGAATGTGATGAGCTGGCAGATCAGATCGACGACGAACTGGCAGAGGCGGAGCAGGCAGAGGGTGAGCCGCGCCCCGGCGCTGTTCGTAAGGGCGGTCGCGGCCGGAAGGCAGTACCGCTGGCTGTCGTGAAGGAAACCGTCGCTGCGATGAAGGCCGAGGGGACCAAGGTGTCCGGGCCGACCCTGGCCGAACGCCTGGGTTGTTCGGTCCGATCCGGATACCGATACCTCGGCGAAGTCCGGCCCGCGTAGTTAGCCTCTACCTCTGGTGCCGCCTCCGTCCGAGACAGACGGAGGCGGCGCTAGTGTCACAACGTTCCGATACCAATGGAGGAGTGCCACATGGGCGCGATTCAGCAACCCACCCCTGCGATGGGCCCGTACATCGTCGAGATGCGCACTGAGTCCTTCTACCTCACCCGTACTGACGCCGACCCTGCGTGTACGGCGGCACCGGCCAGGTACGAAGCCAAGGTGCCAGCCGAGGACGTCCCCGCCCTGCTGGCCTCCTTCGAACAGGTAATGGATCACCCGTGGTGGGAGAAGTGGGAGCGGCCTGACGAGGGCGCCGAGCCGGACACCTCTTGGGCCCTTCCGCCGAGCGGCGATGGCCCTCTCCCGGACACGCACTGGACGGTGGAGGCGGAAGGTGACGCGATCACCATCAAGGGCCCGTGGATCGTCTGGTACGAGCCCGACCGGAGCATCATGACCACCGAGCTCTGCTACCGGGATCTCGCCGAGCTGAGGGAAGCGCTGAACGCCGTTTCCGCTTGACCACCGGATGGGTAGCTTCCCGCCCATGACGAGCGATGAGCGCACGGCGATGGGCCCACTGACGGCGCGGAGCGCGGATGATCTACTCGCCCAGGCTCACGCCGAGGTCATGGCCGAGATTGCCCGGACCGACAGTAAGGCGTCCGCACTGCTGACGGCGCTCGGTATTCCGCTGGCCGTCCTGGTGGCGGTGCTGCCCGGACACGACTTGCCGGCCATCGGCGCCGCCCTGGCCGGATTAGCAGTGGCGGGCATGGTCGCGGCGATGTTGATCACCCTGTTCGCACTGCGTCCCCACATCGGCAACGCGACGCTCGGGTCCTTCCTTCGCTGGGCCGAGTGCACCGCGGACGAGGTGCTCGCCGACCTCGCCGTGGACCGCCGCACCACGCAGCTCGTCGTCCGCTCACAGATCGCCCGCCGCAAGTTCGCGGCGCTACGGACGGCCATCCACGTCACCGCCGGCTCGGTCGCCCTCCTCGCGCTCGCGCTCCTTGCCGGCCTAGTGGCCTGACAATGCATTCTTGAGCGGCAGAAATCAGCGTTTACGCAGGTGAGCGCGGGGACTGCCCCCGTCCATCGACCCTGGAACCGTGGCGCGATCCGAGCTGCTATGACATGGCGGTCCGCGCGCACGTCTACCGGGGGTCATCCCCCACCCCCCACGCCGGGGGTCGCGCACGTACGCGTGCGCCTGCACCACGCACACCCCCCGCACCCCCCAAGGCAGCATCGCGAGACGTGCGCCAAACCGGCTCTGACCTGCGCTTTCGTGTCGGGGTTTGCAAGAGTTGAACCCTGTGGGGTAGCTTTCTGCCTGTCGCCGCAACGGGACGCCAGCCGGAAGGCGGGCAGACCAGAGCGGGGGCGGTCACTCGAAGCGATTGCAAGAGTTGAACCGGCGGCCCGGATTCGCTAGAGTCGGGGCCAACGCCACACCAGCCACTGAGAACGGGCCGCACGAGCGGCGCCGCCGGACGGCGGGGCGGGCGAAAGGTTCAGCCGCGATTGATAGAGTTGAACCGAACGGCGAAGATCCGCTAGGGTCGGAGCCACGGCCACCCGGTCCGCCGGGTAGGCACACACGAACTCCCCGCCTGCTGGCCTACATGCCGCAGCGCGGACAGCACGACCACCGTCCCTCTACCGCCGTGAGGCAGGCATTGGGGGTGAAGGATGGGCGACCACGGCCCGGAAGTGAGCGCGAACGTAGGCAGGGCATCCTGCTGCTTGATGGGAGCGCGAGCGGAAGGCACCGGCAACCCCGTCGGGTACAGCCACCCAGGTGTAAGGAACGCTGCCCGTACCGGTCTATCCAGCCGGTAGCAGTCGGGCGCCTATCCAACTGGCTTAACTCGCTGTGCCGTTCCGCAGGATGCCCTGCGGTGCGGTGGACAGGGGGTCGGGAGGATCGGTCGGCAGGAATGTGACTGGCGTGTGTCAGGGCTCACCGTCCATCGGACGGCCGGAAACGGACCGAGAACCTCGGAAGCGAGGTGAACGGGACGCGGTACGGCGGAACGATGGACGAGGGACGCCAAAGGGGCCGCGAGTGAGCCCCACCCCAATCACTCGAACTGAACATCCGACCCCTTGGGTCGGGCCTCCCGGACGCCATAGGGCGTAGGTGCGAAGCCGCCGGGAGGCGCCATGATTGCGGGCCGTTTGTGATAGTTGATCGACGGTGACGTGATCCGCCGCCTCGCTGCGAGGTGGCCCGAAGGCCGGGTCAGCCCCGGCCGTAACCCGAATGGAGAAACATGAACATCAGCACGCACGGTGTGTCCCTGGCCAAGGCGACCGACCGGGTGGCCGGCCTGCCCCTGGAGCTCCAGGTTCAGGCTCTCGGTGAGCGGGCGTGGGTTCTCGCTCGGGAGCTGGACGCCGCCAACCAGGAGCTCGCCGCCCGCAAGGACATCGAGCTGGAGCTCGTCCGCCTCGCTTTCGAGGTCGCGGTCGAGAACGAGATGCTGCGCGACGCGGTCGAGGCGCTCTCGGTCGGGTTCGGCCTGGAGCTCGTGCTAACGCACCCCGCCTGACGCCGGTCTGTTTGTAATAGTGTAACTAGCGGCAAGGATGCTCATGCACTACAGACTCAACACACCATCCGACGAGACGCTGGCCAAGTACGCGACCCGACTCGAAGACGACCACCGCGCCTGGCCCTCCTGGTGCACCGGCCGGTACTCCCGCGATGACCTCCCGACGCACGTAGAGATGTTCTGGTGGCGCCTGGATGCCGCCGGATGGATTGGCGACAAGAGCAACTTCGAGGTGGCCCGCGACCTGATCCGCACCGCCGCCGACGAGGGTCGCGAAGACACCGAGGTCTCTGACGAGCACGTGTACGAGTGCGGAGGCGGATCGAGCGCCTGGGACGTTGCCCAGCTCTTCGTCCAGGTCTACGAGGAGACCTGCCCCCTGGACTGCCTTGGCACGCACACCGACGACTGCAAGCCGGACTGCGACCCGTACGAGGACGAGTGCTACGGCACCGAGTGCGAGGGCGACTGTCACGGCTCTCGCACCTACACCGCCGCCTTCCGTGAGGCCGTGGCCCTGGCCGAGTACATCGAGCACGAGCACCCGCTCCTCGACGAGGACGACTACTACGAGCAGCGCCGCGAGGAGTTCGCGAAGAACCTCGACGAGGCCCTCGAAGACATCGCGCTGCACTACCCGTACGACACCGAAGCGGACCACCAGAGCATCGTCGAGCACGCCTCCGAGCAACTCTGGGGCCTGTCCGACTACGAGCCGGACGGGTACGTGGACTGGGACGACGCGCGAGACGCGTACGACCACGGTCGCGCTGAGCACTTCCTGAACCTCGGGCGCGAGTTCATGCGCAACGAGATCTCCGGTCAGCTCGCCCTGATGCCGGCCTGACCTTCCCCTGAACCGCCACCCCTCCCCGCCTTCCCCTCTCGGGGAGGGGTGGCTTCCCATGAGATTGCGAGGACACATGCGTATCGCCGCCCGTCCCTACGAGGTGCGCGTCTGGAACGAGGCCGCAGACCTGCTGGGCCTGTGGGAGGTCGAGCGGGTCAAGCGGGGTCAGTACCTCGTCACCCACGACCACCGTGAGGAGACCCGTTTCGCCACCGAGGACGAGGCGCTCAGCTTCGCCCGGTTCGGAGCCGAAGCGCTCGTCGAGACCTCCCGCCGCGACTGCCCCTGCGAGGGCGCCCCCGACTGCGGGGTCTGGGAGCCGCACGGCATCTCCGTCCAGGAGGTCGAAGGCGAGCTCTCTCTGATCACCCCGCCCCTCCTCTGCCCGTAGACATCCATCACCAGGAGCAGCACACCATGAACGCCTTCAAGCGCCTCGCCCCTGCCTTCACGGCCGTCAAGTCCATGGTCGGCCGCATGCCGGCCGTCTGGGGACGACTGCGCCCCGTCGTCAACCCGTGGGCAGTCCTGCGTGCCGAGCGGCGGGCAGCAGTCGAGTGCATGACCTTGGCCTCAGAGATCGTCACGCTCTCCGAGGCGACGCTGAACGACTACCGCCTGGCCGCCGGTGACCTCGCCAACCTCTTCGACGACGGGATGCTGGCCTCCCATGTCGCCGAGCGGTTCACCTGCGACGAGATCGAAGGGATTGCCGCGTTCTTCCGGGCCGTCGACTACCCGACCATCGCTGACCTTTGGCTGGAGTGCCACGCCGAAGGCGACGTCGACGAGGACGACCTCCACTACCGGGGCGAGCGGTCCGAGTCCGTCGAGCTCGTCCTCGCCTCCTGAGCCGGAAGAGAGCCCCCTGATGTCCGAGTGCGACTTCTGCTGCCTGCCCGGCGCCCGCTGGCTGTACGTCCCCCAGGACCGCGCCACCGTCGCCCTGATGTCCGACAACGGCGTGGTGACCCCGATCCCCAACGACGGCCGTTGGCAGGCGTGTGACTTGTGCTCCCATCTCGTCGACACCGACGACATGGAGAACCTGGTCGCCCGCTGCCTGATCGGCGCCCGTATCGCCGGTGCTCCTGTGCCAGAGGGCGGCCCCCTGCTTGAGCACATGGCCATGGTCGTCATGGCCAACTTCGCCACTGTGCTCGCCGGTCGGCCGTCCAAGACGCCCCTCTAACAGCCCATTGCAATAGTGTAACTGCGGCCCTTCTGTGCTGGAGCCGGGAGGGCCGCGCCCTGAAGAAGCAGGAGCGCAACATGAGCAAGTCCAAGACGCCCGAGGCCGAGAAGGCTGCCCGGGAGGTCGTCAACCGCTTCGTCCGTCAGGGCGACATGCGCCGGGCCGAGGCCAACCGGATCATGCGCGACGGGCTGCCGATCATCCTGAACGGTTTCGCCAAGGCGCGCATCCAGGGCAAGCCCGAGGCGGACATCACCGCCAGCCTCGAAGAAGCGCTAGCCGAGGCGAAGCAGCGTCAGGCCGCCGCCCGGACCGCGACGGCCCGCCGCCTCGCCCTGCTGGACCTCACCACGGCCGAGTTCGCCATCGCGGCATGGGAGGGCGTGAGGCGCGACCTCGCCAACCACCTCGCCACCAGCGCCTGACCGAGCCCACTCGCCGCCGGGCCGGGCGATCGGTCCGGCGGCCCCGATCTTCAGCAAGGAGCAACATGTCCACCCTGTCCACTGCCGTCCGGCCGCGCGTCTGGATCGGCTGCCTGGCCTGCTACAACGGCGGCACCCTGCGCGGCGACTGGTACGACGCCGACATAGCGAACCTCGTCACCCCGGAAGACCTCCACGGCCGCGCGACGGGCCACGAGGAACTGTGGGTCTTCGACCACGAGAACTTCCACGGCACGCTGGACGGCGAGTGCTCGCCGCACGAGGCCGCCGAGATCGCCGAGGCCCTGGCCGACCTGTCCGACGACGAGACCGGAGCCTTCGCCGCCTGGGCCGAGGTGTTCGGCGGGCAGTCCGACCGGGCCGACTGGGTCGAGAAGTTCCGAGACGACTACCGCGGATTCCACGACAACGAGGCCGATTTCGCCCGCGAGTGGTTCGAGGAGACCTCCGATCCGGAGGAGGTGGCCCGCCTCACCGTGTGGCCCTTCAGGGACATCGACTGGGAGAGCGCGTCGCACGAGCTGTTCACGGGCGGTTTCCTCGCCGAGCGGGCGCCCGGCGGCATCTACGTCTTCCACGCGTGCTGAACGCGGAGCCCTGTGTCGAGTGCGGCCAAGTGCCCGAGCTGCTCGACGAAGACCTCACCTGCGGCCCCTGCCGCATCCGAATCCACCTGGGAGCAACTGTCATGGAAACCCGCCTTGTCGAGGTCCGTTTCGAGGTCGAAGAGACCATCCGCGTGGACGTGGTCGCCGAGCTGGAGGTGCCCGTCGACATCGTGGACGACGACGAGGCCCTTCAGGACTGGCTCGCCGACCAGGAAGACCTGTGGGCCAGCGAGGTCAACACGGACGACGCCCACGACATCGAGCGCGACGTGATCGACGTGTACGGAACGGCGGCCTGACCGGTGACGATCTACGACCGCGAGAAGATCAAGCACCTCGTCAGCGAGCTGAACGAAGCCGTCGAAACGATGCGCCAGGAACCCGAAGACGGCCACGCCTGGTCCTGGGACGACGAGCACGCGGCGGGCCTGAATCTCGCTGACGCGGCCGAGGCCCTGATCATGGCCCTCCCCACCGTCGTGTGGCCCGAAGCCTGGTTCCAGGTCAAGTCGGCCGGCCAGCCCAGCGACCGCCCCGTCAGCCGGTACGAGGAACGGCTCGTCGACGAGCTCCTCGAACAGCTCGGCCTCTGACCCCAGAGCGAACGACGAAGGCGCCCGCCCCTCCCCGTTGGAGTCGCGGAGGGGCGGGCGCCGCCCGGAAGGATACCCATGAGCGCCATGCAGTGCCGCGAGTGCGATCTCGCCCCCTACGCGGTCCGTCCCGACGCCCACTTCGAATGCGGCGAGTGCGGTCACCGACTAGACAGCCGCGACTTCTACCTCGACCCGGACGAGGTCTGGTCCGTGGACGAGGCCGGAATTGTGCACCTCTACCTCACCCCGGCCGCCTGCCTGAAGTGGCTTGACGACATCTCCCACCTGCACACGGGCGACTGGGCCTCTGCTCAGCAGGCGCTCCAGCAGTACCGCCGTGCGACCGCCGTGCTCGTCGAATCCCTCCGTGCCGGCCTGGCCCTCCCCGCCTGAATCACTTCAAGGAACCGATCATGAACCACGACGCCACGTACGAGTTCCCCGAGGGCGAGCTGTACGTCACCATCCTCCCGGCCGTCACCAAGCACGAGCGATGGGGCGACCAGGACCTGGCGCTCCCCGAGGGCCGCCTTGGGATCAGCTCCTCGCGCGATGAGAACGACGAGCCGGGATTCGTGAAGATCCGCGGCCGGAGGTACCGCATCGCCTCCCGCCGCGAACGGGCCCACGTCCGCCGAGAGGGTCTGCTGCGCCGCAACGACTCGGACGCATCGCTGTGGATCTATCAAAGCCCCCTGCGTCGCTGGGAGTTCACGAACGACCGTGACCAGGAACTCTCCCACGGCACCGCCGCCAGGGAGCGCCTCAACCGCATGGTCAGGGAGGCCGCCGATCGCTTCGAGGCCGAGCACCCGGGATGGCAGCTCATCAGCGAGCGCCTGGAGCTGGAGGGCCTTCTCAGCAACGCCAAGGTCGGTGTAGCCACCGCCCGGGAGGATCTCGCGAAGGCCGAAGCCCACGTCACCCGCCTGGCTGCCCGCCTCTCGGCCCTCACCGCATAAGGCCGCCGCTGTGATCACTCTGACCGCGCCCTCCAACGTCGTGCGCTGCGTGCAGTGCACCGGGCCCATCCGCCACCCTGGCGACTACCAGCCGTACGAGTGCGCCGACTGCGGCCGGCACGTCTACATGCGTGACGGACTGATCCGGCCCGGCTACCACTGGGAGATCGTTGACGACTGGCTGACCAGCGTCGAGACGGTGGACGCGGACGACTGATGTCGAACGTCACCCTCGCCACCGACGACTTCCCCTGGCTGACCGAGCCGTGGCCGCAGGAAGACCTCGAAGCCGTCGCGGCCCCCTGGCCGGTCCGCTGGCTCTTCCCGCCCAAGCCCGGCGACCCGGATCGTGTCGTCTATCCCTTCGCCGGGCCCGGCGGGCTCGAAGTCGGCATCCGCGACGTGCTGGGCCACAACCTCGACATCGTCGGGATCGAGCTCAACAAGGACGCCGCCGCCACCGCCGTCGCGGCTGGGTTCCAGCGGATCGTCGCCGACGTACGCACGCTCGACCCGTACCATCCCGCTCTTCGCTGGACGAAGGGGCTTCTGGTGACGGCGCCGTGCCAGTGCTGGACTCCGGCCGGCAAGCGGGCTGGACTCGACCCCCGCAACCAGCAGATCTTCCTCGACATGCTCACCTGTGCGTGGGAAGCCACCATCGGCGTCTGGGAAGAAGACCAGTGCGCCGAGGACTGCACGAGCGACTGCCCCGACTGCCCGTACGGCTGGTCCGGCCCCATCTACGGCCTCGACAAGGTCCGCGCCATGGCCAAGGACCTGACTGACGAGCGGATCGGACTGCTCGCCGAAGTTGTCATCTGGGGCCTGGCCCTCTCCGCCGTGGGCGAGGACTTCTGCTGGGTCGCCATGGAGCAGTCCAGCGCCCTGCCCGAGGTCATCATCGACGGCATCCGCGACGAGTTCCGGTGCGCCGACTGGCTCAGCGTGGACTTCCAAGTCCTCGACGCCGTGGAGTACGGACTCGCCAGCCGCCGGAAGAGAACGTTCATGCTCGCCTCCCGGCACCGATACCTCGACGCGGCCCGCACCTTGCCCGTCAGCGAGATTCCCGAGACCAGCGCAGCGCAGGCCCTCCAGTGGCCCGAAGGCATCCGCGTCAACACCAGAGGTGTCCGGAAAACGGCCGGAGGCAACTGCTGGTCGGCGGACAAGCCGGCCACCGCCATCACCTCGAAAATCCGCGGCTGGTACTGGGAGCACGACAAGGACCGCAAGTTCAGCCTCGACGAGGCGGCCCTCCTGGTCGGCTTCCGCCCCGGCTACCCGTGGACCGGCTCCAGGTCGAGCTGCACCCAACAGATCGGCGACGTGGTGGCCCCACCGATGGGTGCCGTCGTGATCGGCAGTCTCCTGTCCCAACCGTGGGAGGAGCGCCTCCGGCAGTACCTCGCCGAGATCTACAGCCACATCCCCGCCCGGCCCGAGCACGCGCTCGCAGCCTGACCGCCGAAGAGAGAACATGCGCGCCAACCTCCTGCTCATGCACTACGCCCGCAGCCCGCTGGACTGCCCTGCCTGCGAGGCTGACCGGCTCACATCCATGGCCGACGTCCGTATAGCCATCTGCCTGGCGGCCGGCGTCTCCATGGACGACATCGACCCGGCCTCCGGATACAACTACTCGCGCCGGAGCTACGACCGCGTCCGGGACTCCTGGATCGACCTGATCCGTCAGCACGGGGCCTCGGAGTTCCACGAGCTTCCCGATCTCGAAGAGGTCCGGGCGTCCTGGGCCGAGAAGCGGCCCGAGTTCGTCGAGGGCGACGACTGGGTGACCGAGGCATTCGACGCCCACAAGGAGTTCATCGCCTCCCTCGGCCGACCCTGCCGCCGGACCTCCTGCGTCATCCACTTCCCCGCGCCCGCCCTCTGAAGACAAGGAAGACCATGACCAACGTCATCGCCACCAGCACCGACGGGCGATTCCGCGTGCGGCTCGTTCACGACGAGTGCGCCACCAACCCGCGCGAGGACTTCGACCACCTGGCCCACGTGATCACCATCGACACCCACCTCGGTTACTACGCCCCCGTCGACAAGGACGGCGGCCCGCTGGCCGAAGCCTGGGACCGTGTGAGCTGGAACCGATGGCAGGGCGTCGAGATCTTCACGCGCTGGGCCCGCATCTTCCACAACGCCATCGTCATCGAGTCCCGTCCGGAACGCGGCCCCGTCTCCCTGTGGTACCTGCTGCGCGAGGACGCCGAAGACCTCGGCATGTTGCCCGAGGCCTACCTCGATGCCGAGCGCGCCGAGTACGAGGCGTGGGCCGAGGGCGACGTGTACGGCTACATCGTCGAAGAGGCCGTCGACTGGCTGCGCGCCGATGCCGACGAGGCGATGACCACCTGGGAAGAGGTCGACTCCTGCTGGGGCCACTACGGCTACGACTGGGCCGCGGACGCGGCCCGCGCCGCACTGCGCACCCACACCAGCAAGCCGACGCTCGCCGCCTAAATCAGACCCCATTGATAGAGTTGACCTACAGGAGTGACATGACCACCAACGCCACAGCCGGCCCCGAGCCCACCCCCAAGATGCGGAAGGTCGCGGACGTACAGGTCGGCCAGCGCATCAAGGCCACGGGCAAGGACACCCGGGGGTACGCCGTCACCCGTGCCGGCCGCCTGCTGGCCGCCCCCAAGCGCGTGATGGCCCAGGACTGGAACAGGCGAATCAAGAAGTGGCGCCTGCACATCTCCGACGAGCCCGGCGCCATGCCGGCGCACCGCAACTCCGTGTCCCTTCCCCTGGACACCGAAGTCGAACTCCTCCCCGACGCGTGAGGCATCAGCTCCGCAAGCGCCCGGAAGGCCGCTACCAGTGCACTCAGTGCCGGGCGGCCTTCCGGGACCGCGAGACAGGGTCCCGCGCCCGGTTCGCCTGCCCCGGCGAGAAGCTCGTCCACGGCCTGACCCGCGAACACATCGTCTACCCGACCTGGGGCCGAGACCGGAGCTGCGCGTCGTGGGGGTGCCCCGACCCCGATCCGGCCCACGACTTCCACGGGCCCGGCCTGTACTGCGACGAGATCACCTGCGACACCTGCACGCATGACTGCGACTGCGACGTCTGCCTCGGCCTGGCGGAAGCGCCCGGTCTGACCCGCCTCATCGACAGCCGCGAAGGCTGATCATCCAACCGACAAGGAGCAACGAATGACCAAGCGCGCCGACTACCCGGAGTTCGCGGCCTGGGTGACCGAGGTCGCCGCGAAGGCGGGCTTCCCGGTCGACATACCCCGATCGGGCGGCCTCCAGCAGCTCGCCGAGGCGATCGACACCGCCCAGTCCTCCGTGCAGCGCGTCCTCGCGGGTGAGCGCGTGCCGGCCGTCCGGCTCTGGCCCGCCTGGGCGGCTGCCTTGAAAGTCGAGGACGAGGAGTTCAAGCGCCGCGGGATTGAAGCCCGCCGTGCTGCCAAGTCTGTCCGCGCCCGACAGGCCGGACCTCGACCGCGTCGTGCCCAACGCCTGATCGGCCTTTCGGGGCCCGCAGGATCGGGCAAGGACACCGCCGCGCAAGCCCTCGTCGCCGCCGGGTGGCAGCGCAAGGCGTTCGCGGACAAGGTCAGAGACTTCGTCTACGCGATGAACCCGCCCGCCCCCCTGATCGAGGGCGTGGAGACGTTCTCGCTGGCCGTGGAAGTGGACGCCTTCGGCTGGGACGAGGTGAAGACGTACCCGGGCGTCCGCGAGCTTCTCCAGCGCTGCGGCACAGAGGCTGGCCGTCACGTGCTCGGCCCAGACGTATGGGTGAACGCGCTCTTCCAGGACGAGGCGACCTGGGAGGCGCCGGTCGTCGTCACGGACGTGCGGTTCCCGAACGAGGCCGAAGCGATCAAGGCGCGTGGGGGGCTGCTGGTTCGAATCGACAGGCCAGGCCAGCCGCCCATCGGCGAAGCGGGTCACATCAGCGAGCACGCAGTCGACGCCTGGCCCTTCGATGCGGTGATCATCAACGACGGCACTGAGCTTCAGCTCGGCTGCCGACTCCTCTCTATCGCGAGCGAATGTAAGAGTTGATCCATCCGGTCCATTGAGATAGTGTCACTGGCAACGAGGGAGGAGAACCCGTGACCAGCACGACGACACACCGCATCGGCCACCCGGCGGTCCTCGATGAACTGCCAGCCGGCACCGAGATACGCGATGCGGACGGCGACACCGGTACCAAGACGGATGACGGAGCCTGGGAGGTGATCGGCTTCCCGGTAGCCCTGGACTCCGACTGGTTCACGTTCCCCGTCGAGGTCGTCAACCCGACGCCCGAGACCGCGCTGCTGGTAGCCGACATCACAGGCCCGCACCGGTTGCCCGACCTCATGGTCGAGCTCCGCAGCGTCGTCGCTGACATCCGGGAGCTGTACGCCCGCCAGGAGCGCCAGCTCGATGAACTCCGCGACGAGGACGGCGACGTGCCCAGCGGCAACCTTCAGCGCTGGGACGAGCTCCGGTACGACATCCACATGGAGGAGGGCTCGGACCAGCTTGGGGCCGTCCTGCGGCGGCTGGAACGCCTTGTCGACCCCGAGGGCGGCGAGTGAGGCTCACGCCTCGCAAGGAGGAGATCGAAGCGGTCAAGGCGCTCTTGGAGGACCCTTCCTTCGAGAGCGCCGACCAGATGGCCAAGGCGCTGATCAAGGAGATCGCCGAGGTCCTCCAGATGCGCGACTGGATCGCCCTCGTCCACACCTGGAGCGACGGGCACCGCGGACTGAACTGGGCGCCCTTCGGCAACGAAGCAGAGGCTCGCGCCTTCGCCTCCAAGCTGTCCATCGACGGCACGGGACGCCTGGTCAAGCTCCACAGCCCCGGCGTGATGCTCGCCAACACCGTCGGCAAGAAGGGCTGGAAGGGCTACTGCCGGCACCACGATTGCGGCCACGCACCGTTCACCCACTCCGCGGCAAGCGCCGCACGAGGCGCCTGCCAGATACCCACCTGCCCATGCGACAAGTTCCAGAAATGAGGACAACAAACATGACGATCAGAGCCGTTGCGTTCAGCAAGTGCCGGTGCGGCAAGGAACGCGGCTACGACGACGAGAGGGTGGCCGCGAAGGCGCTCGGCCGGGCCCAGGCCAAGCGGGACCGCGCGGGAGCCCGCAAGGGGACCCGCCGCGGCCTGTGCCGCGAGAACCGCTTCTACCAGTGCGACTACGGGATGTGGCACCTCACCTCACAGTCCCGCACCGAGTATCTCGGGGCCGCCGGGTGAAGCCCAGCGAAAAGGCGCTCGCGAACGGCTGGGGCTGGGTCCTCGGCGTCTCGGGCCAGGAATGCCGGGTGTACTCGCGCCCTGCCCAGCAGCCTCCGGCGGAAGACCCGGCGGAGCTGCTCGGACGGGTCACGAAGCTCCTCGGCGTCGATGACCCGTCTCGGGTGCCGACCGCCATCCGGCGGCTTCAGGAAGACCGCAAGAAGGCCCTTGCCTCGGCGGCAACTGCCTGGGAGGCCGTTCACGAGCTCACCCGGCGACCGGCGCCTTCCGGAGGCCCGGCGTGAGCCAGGGCGGGAGTAACCGGCTGCTGACGCCGGAAGAGGTGGCCGACTGGCTGAAGGTCAGCGAGATCACCGTGAAAAACAAGTACCGGACGTGGGGGCTGAAGCCGCAAAAGGTCGGCCGTCTCCTGCGATTCCGCGAGCGCGACATCGTCGCCTACCTCGAAGACAACTACGGGTAACGGGCGCCTGCCCAGGCCCAGCAAGAAGGGGGGCCACATGGCTACCGTTTTCCAGAGATGCAAGACGGACAAGCGAAACAAGAACTACCCGTGCGAGAAGACCCGCTGCGGCCACGACTGGACCGTGCGGTACCGCGAGCCCGGCGGCAGGACCGGCCGGCAGCGCGAGGAGACCTTCCGGACCAAGACCCTGGCCGAGGCCCACGGCACCAAGATGGAGTCCGACAAGGACCAGGGTGTCTACATCGACCCGAACGCCGGGAAGATCAGCCTGCGGGCCTACGCCGAAGACTGGCTGGAGCGTCGGACAGTCGGCGACGCCACGGTCTCGAACTACAGAGGCTTCCTCGACAACCACCTCATACCCCACCTCGGCAGAAAGTCGCTCGCTTCCGTCACCAAGCGGGACATCGAACACTTCAAGGCGTCGATCCTCAAGGTGCTCGCCGAGAGCACCGTGTACGACCGGATGAAAATGGTGAAGCACATCTTCTGGTCGGCCAAAGAGGAGAAGCTGATCCAGGAAGATCCGGCGAAGGACGTCGTGATCAAGCCGACGAACAACGCGGTCGACGAGGACGAGATCCCCACGCTGGAAGAGGTCAACCTCATCCACAAGCACATCTCGCCCCAGTACAAGCTGACGATCCCCCTCCAGGCCGGAGCGGGGCTCCGCATCAGCGAGGCACTGGCGTTCCACAGCGGATGCCTGCGCGGCGACTTCATCCGGGTTCGGTGGCAGATCAGCTCGAAGGCGCACCTGGGCGACAGCAAGACCAGGCTCGTGCCGCTCAAGCACAGGCAGGAGGGCGAGTACCGCGACGTACCGGTGGCTCCGTTCATCGCCCTGGAGTGCCATGATCACGTGGCGGAGTGGAAGCCTGTCCCTCTCGCGTTCGAAGACAAGAACGGCCGGAAGCGGGTAGTCGAGGTCTACTTCCCGCCGCGCGAACGAGGCAAGGGCATCATGCCCACGGCCAACACCTACGGGTACCACTTCCGGAAGGCGTGCAAGGCCGCTGGCCTGGTTCACCCGGACGGGTCGGCGAAGTACACCCCGCACAGCCTCCGCCACTTCTTCGCCTCCACGGCCCTGGCGAACGGTGTGCCGATCCACGAGGTCTCCCGCTGGCTCGGCCACAAGTCGATCAAGACCACGGTTGACATCTATGGTCACCTCGTCCCCGAGGCATGGGACCGCTGCCGTGACATCATGCAGAAGGCCATGCGCCCGGAGGCGCCGGTGGACCCCTCGGGGTACGACACTGCGGCCTGA